CCCTTATCGATGGAGACGGTAATACCGTTGCGGAAGCAAAGGCGGATTTTCTAAGAGCGGTGGAAGAATGCCGTGAGGCTTATCCTGATGATAAAAGGTATAGCGAATTATCTTTTGAGTACAAATATGATTTACGATCGTTCTTTAATTATTTCAGTTTCCTCAACGTGTCAGACATTGCTAAACGTGCAGGTATCAATCCCTCGCTGATGCGCCAATACACCAGCGGAGTGAAAACTGCTGGTGAGAAGACTTACGAACGTTTGTCCTCCTGCATTGAGCAGATAAAAAAGGACTTAAATGCCGCATCGTTCTAAAGTTCGGTATATTTCAAGGAAAAAGAATTCTTTGAGCCGTCTACACACGAGTGTAGGCGGCTTTTTGCGTATCTCTTCGTCAGTGGATATAAATGTAGCTTTATTGTAGTGCCTTGTTTTTAGCTTTAAAAGTTTTGTGCTAAAACATTTTGTATTACTTGTAATATTTAGAAGCTGCTTATAGAAACTTCTACTATGTGAGTAAGAGAAAAGAAAAAGCGGAAACTCTTTATTTATAAGAGATTTCCGCTTGTTTTCTTTGGGTGCCCAGTGGGATTCGAACCCACGACATTCAGAACCACAAACGGATTTCTTTTAAATTGTTATTTGTTTATAATCAACTTATTACGTGTTTTATGTGTTTCTTTTTAGTTAATTATTAGTTAATAATTATAACTTTTTCATGCAACCTAATACTCGGAATACATGAGTTATTAACTTCTTCGGCAAGTCTTGCGGTTGATACTCTCCAGACTTATTAACAGGTATCAGGCGGATATAGTCATCTCCCTTATCAGACTTTGTTACTATTTTCACTGTACGCATATCATTTGTTACGATGCCGTACGCCTCGCCATAAAGGAGGAATTCTCTCCAGTCGTTAATCTGCTTAATAGCTATTATATCGCCATTTGAGATAAGCGGCTCCATTGAGTGTCCCGAAATATTACACCAACAATCCGCATCGGCATATTTTTTAAAGTCAATGAGATATTCTGGGTTGATGGTCTGGTCGTTGAGGATAATATCGAAACCTCCTAAGAAATCAACGTTATAATATGGATTACCATGCGTATAGCTGATTGTAGGAGCTTTCTCCAGTACTGATACCCTATCCCCGAGGTTGGATATTTCCTGCTTCTGCATATTTTCCATGCCGCATCCTTGATAGTATCTGCGGTTGTCTTTGTTTATCGTCCCGCTATTGTTGGCACTGTTAATATCTCCAGACTGATTTATATCATCAGTAAGGAACATAGGACCTTCTCCGATAAGAATATAGGTTGGATTTACTTGCTTGTAGTGCTTGCAGAAAGGCTCTAATATCTTAGATGAAGCCTCCTTTGTTTCACCATTGCGAAGTTTCACCATCATATTTTTAGTAATCTCTGGAACATCCGTATAAACACGATAATCAGAGAGTTTCAAAGCCTCCATTACTTCGTATAATCTGTCTTTTTTCATTTTTTTCATAACTTTCTCCAAAATTTTTTTGTTGGTTTCTAAAAAGATAGTATCTTTGCAATCGCATTTGTGCAAGAAATGCAAATGACATCGCTAAATTTTCCCACTTGGGAGTTTAGATATTTCACCTCTGTAAGGCTTGCACACTTGCAGAGGTTTTTGTTTTATACAACCGACCTCAATTCTTCATTGGACGCGAAGCAGGATGATGGAACTTCTCCTGTTATGGCACTAGCGATGAAGTCTTACACTCGGAACTGGGGGGCGCACACACCGAGAGGATAGCAGTTATTCCGTTACTCCTGTGCAGCGATTGGCAACGTGAAAACGGATACTCGATTAACCAATTAAATATCGGGCACTTGATGGGGGGATACTCGTAATATACGCCAGTTGGAAATCCAGCAGTGAACAGGCCATTAGGGCAACGCTTGCAACAACAAATTGCAGTAGTCCCTATTGGACTTGCTATACACCATCCAAAAGAAGCCTGACAACCGCCAATTGTTTTTTTTTATCTTAATTTATATAGATTATGAAAAAAAATAAACCAACTTTTGAAGAATTTGAATCTTACATTAGAAAACAAAACTTCAAACTTAACCCAAAAGAAGTATTTGACGAGTTTGAAAGAAGAAACTGGAAAACAAAAAAAGGTCAACCTGCAAAAACTTGGCAAGCGTTAGTTAATTCACTTAACGGAATTGTCAACAAAGGCAGTTCGCCACACAAAAATAAACAAAGAGCATAATATTCCTCTTTATACTGCTAATAATAGCCGTAAGTGCCACCGTTAGAAGTCGGTTGTATCAATAAGTCAAAGAACGATAAATATTTTTATTATGAAGTTTTCAAAAGAAGAATGGCGCACCATTATAATTGGTGTTATAGTCGGCTCCTTAACCACGGTAATAGTACATGTTCTATTAGGATGGTAAGAGTAGAGCCTATCAGTGCTGAGAGTGTGGAACGTGCGAAGTTATTTATAGCTTTCGTGCGTTTCATTTTCTTTGCACCTTCATATCCACCATTAATGTAGAACAGTGTTCCTCTGTCTGTTATGCGATGCACTATGCCATTAGGAGATGTTAATGTCACTATTAATCCATCCGCTCTTAATATCGCTATCATTTCATCATCTACATTGCCACTATCCCCGTTATAACAAGATTTGAGGGCATTATCTTTAGCTTTATTACTGTATCTCATCTTTCTTTATATAAGGTGTAGTTGTAAACGAATATTTCGTATTGTTAAATATTAGTTAATAGTATCAAAAAAGACACTAAATATTTTGTTGGTATCTAAAAGGGTAGTATCTTTGCACTGTAATCAAATAACGCTACTAAATAACGTTGCAAAGATAAGGGCGTTTTTTAAGTGTTGCAAAGATTACAGCGGTATTTTTTTATTGTACAACAGAAAAATCGAAAGGCGGCGCGAGCGAGACGGCAATCCAAGACCTCAAGCTGGCTGAGTATGATTAACTCTATATTAAGCCGTTGGCGCGTGTAAAGGCGCTGCAATCGAATTGACCAACGGCTACAAAACTACTAACTATAAAAAAATACGATTATGACAACTACAACAAAAAGTACGATGAGAGAGGTGATGCAAGTTGCGTGGCAGTTTGTGCGCAGATATGGCTTTACAATGAGCGAGGCTCTAAAAACAGCTTGGCGTAATATTAAGTTGCGCGCTGCAATGCGTAAAGGTATCGTAAAGTTTTACTATCAAAAAGTAGATGGCACTTTGCGCGAGGCTTATGGCACTCTCAAAGAGAGTTTAGTACCTGCTCTAAGTGGTAATGACAGTCGCAAAAAGTCCGACACGGTACAGACATATTACGACACTGAAAAAGAATCTTGGCGCTGCTTTAAGCGTCAAAACCTTGTGAGATTTGTTTAACAAATAGGGGCGTAATAGCCCCACTTAATCTAAAAAAATAAGAAAATGATATACTCAAATGCACCTTGGGATGAAATCGACAACGAAGAGGTTGGTTTTCGGTGTACAGTCTACGAAAATCTATACAAGTCTACAATCGTAGCAACTTCAGCCTACGAAATAGAGGATGATTGGGAGAGAGAAGATGGCGAAAGTGCAAGACATGGCTACTATGACACTCAATATGTAGATTGGGAGAGAGAGTACAAAAACGACATGACAATTTTAGATATGTTGGCAGAATTGAAAAAATATGTCGAAAAAGACCTTGAAAATACATCTCATAGTAAGAGAAAACGTAGAAAATTAGAAGAGTTGTTACAGCATTGTAGCGGCTGGCAACAAGAAAGTGTTGAAGTAATAGAAGAATAAATATGGCACAGATAAAAAGATGGCTGAAGCAGCCAGCGAAAAGGTTCTCCCACTTAGTGGGGGAAACCTTTACACGTGAAGAGGTGATATATGCCTTTCTGCTTTCTTTGGTGGTGGGTTTTATTACAATGGTAAACATTAACTTTTAAAAACAAGAAATATGAAAATAGAAACAAAATTCAACATTGGGGACGTTGTGTATTTCCTTAGTGGTCGCAAAGCAGGACATTTGTATGTTAATTCAGTTCAATACCATCGCTTCGTTTCAGAAGGTCGAGAGGTAGTAAATATCACGTACTTTGACAAAGACTACAATTCTGCAATAGAGCAAGATTGTTTTGGTTCTCTTAAAGAGTTGTTGGAATTTGTCAAAGGAAACGAAGAAGAACTTTTTTGAAGTTGCATAATTCATTCATTAGAGGGGGCTACTCGTGAGAGCCGCGCCCCTCACTTGGCGGTGTGGCCGAAATGGTATAGGCGTTTAGGTTGTAGTTTATCGTATATATTGCGGGTTCGAATCCCGCCACCGCCACTAATTTTTTTTACAATGGAAAGAAGAGTAAATAAAAGAAATTGTACGATTGCTAGCCTATTTACAAGGCTTGGCAGAAACGACAAGGTGCATGCATCTTTGAAGGTCTTTAGCGTGCAAGCTGTACGGACAGAGTGCACTCGTCAAAACAAATACGATGGTGCGGATAATATGAATCCTAAATATGTCACATCCACAAGAGAACGTGACGGATATGTGACTATTATGCGGAGATACTAATATGGATTTAGCTATTGACGAACTCGGCCGTATCATCTCAGATTATGTACAAGTGGGGTTTTGTGAGGCTGTAAAAGCTTACGAACCGACACAAGATGAGATACGTAAAAGCGAGGTCAAGCGATGGCTAAAATTTAACAAAGTGAGCCTTAAAACGTTTGATACGCTTGTATCTAGAGGGTTGGTGAAGGTAAAACGAGGAAGTAAGGTAAACTCTCCATTTGTGTACTCAAAGGCTGAGATATTGAAAGCCCTTGCAGCTGTGAGAGTGAACAGATATTTTGTAAACGATAAAATAGAAAAGTTATGAGTTTAATCAGGAAAGCATCGGAATTGAGCATTCCGAACACTATCAAGATGATGATTTACGGACAGGCTGGTATGGGCAAGAGTACGTTGGCTCTCTCTACTCCCAAACCGTTGCTCCTTGACTTCGATAATGGCGTGAAACGCATTAACATGTCTCATTTGGAGGGTATAGATACTGTACAAGTAGGAACTTGGCAAGACGTAAAAGATGTATTGCAAGAGGATTTGTCCGCGTATCAAACAATCGTTATAGATACGATTGGAAAGATGATGGACTTTATCATCACCTACAAATGTGGTACACGACAGCCACAAATCAGAGATTGGGGCGGCATCAACCAAGAATTTTCTTGGCTCACACGAACTGTAGGAAATCTTAATAAAAATGTGGTGTTTGTTGCCCACCGCGATAGCCGAAAAGAGGGTGATGATACTGTATTTATCCCTGCACTTAGGGAAAAATCGTACAATGCTATTGTCACCGAACTTGACCTGCTCGGCTATCTCGAAATGAAAAATGAGAATGGTAGGCAAGTAAGAACGATTACTTTCGACCCGACAAGCCGTAATGACGGCAAGAATACGTGTAACTTGCCAGGCGTGATGAATATTCCTACAATCATTGACACGCAGGGAAAGCCGACCGCTAAAAACGACTTCATCGAGAAGCAGGTTATTGCTCCTTATCTCGGTATGCTTTCGGCTAAGGAGGAAGAAATTAAGAAATATAATGAACTTCTTTCTGAAATCAAAGAGGGTATTTCGCAAATCACTGATGCGCAAAGTGCAAACTATTTCGCAGAGCATATCAATGGCTACAAACATATCGGTAGTTCGTTGATGAAAGCACGTTCCTTGTTCTCCGCCAAAGTGAAAGAACTTGGGTTGGTTTACAACAAAGAAACAAAGTCTTATGAAGACAAAGCAGCTTAATTACAATATCTATCCATCTTTGCTTGATGCTTATCAGCAATACGTGGATAGTGATATTATTTGGGAAAAGTATTGGGGGCATAGTGACACGCCCCCACATACTCCCGAAGAGTTTCACGATATGCAGTATCAATCTGTTATTGACCGCATAAACAGAGTACCTTATGACAATGAAGCTGTTGCAAAGGGTACGGCTTTCAACGAGGTTGTAGACTGTATGATTGAGCATCGGAAGTCTGACAAGATAGAAGTTGCAAAGGTCTATGATGCAGAGTCGAAAGTCGTAGGACTTAATGCAAAGATAGGTGAGCGTATTTTTTATTTTCCTGTCAGCTTGTGTACTGAGTTTGCAGCCTACTATAAAGGTGCAGTAACACAAAAGTATGTTGAGGGTATTCTCCCTACTGCTTTTGGAGATGTAAAACTCTATGGCTTTATTGATGAGCTTATGCCATTGTCGGTTCACGACATCAAAACGGCAAGCCAATATAGCGTAGGAAAGTACAAGCGCAATAATCAACATTTGGTTTACCCATTCTGTTTGTTACAGATGGGTAATGATGTGAGGACTTTCGAGTACAATGTAGCGGTGATTGGAAAGTATAATTACGAAACATTTACCGAAAGCTATGAGTTCAATCCGAATCGAGATATTCCTATACTTCAGCAGAGGTGTGAGGACTTTATCCGATTTGTGAATGAGAACAGAGAGTTGATAACAGACAAGAAACTATTTAACGAAACATAATGGCAAATTCAAAAATCGGAGTTGTTATAGCTGTTGGAAATACACAGCAAATAACTTCAAAGAGTGGTAAAGCTTATGAAAAACGATCGATTTTCATTGATGCTACACCTTACAACCCATATACTGGGGAACGCTCACCGTATGAAAATAAAATATTATTTGATTTCATCGGAGAGAAGGTAAAGAATCTCGACAATGTTAATGTTGGCGATGTGGTTGAGGTGTCTTTTGATATTCAAGGGTCAAATTTCATTGGCAATGATGGTCAGCATAGGAATTATATTCATGTTCGTCCATACGGTTTGGAAGTAAAGCAGACAAAACAGAATGCTGCACCAGAAAATCAGCAGAGCGCAGAAGTGGAACAACAACCGTTACAAAATAATATGCCATTCTGATGCTTTACGATACATCAAATCCCCTCGACAAAGCTAACTTCCAGTTACGTGCTAAGAAGTTAGCCGAGAGTGGGAAAATAATAGAACTGACCGAGAAGAAGCCAAGAAGGACATTGAGTCAAAATAACTTTTTATGGCTCTGTTTGTCCTATTGGGGCAGTCAAACGGGTTACACAAAAGAGGAAGCGGAAACTATTTACAAGAGTGTTAACAGCGACCTCTATTTTACTCGCAGGGTGATTGCAGGGGTGGAAGTGGAGTACATACGGCACACTTACGAACTTGACACGGCAGAAATGACGGCAAGCATCGAGAAATGGCGCAATTGGTCAGCAATGAATGACGCTTGCCCCGTCTATATTCCAAGCCCAGAAGATTATCAACTCGTGCAGATGATGGAAATAGATGTGTCTAAAAATGCAAATTATTTATGATATGGAAGAAATTTGGAAAGAAATAAAAGGTTACGAAGGGTTATATATGGTCAGTAATCTTGGTAAAATAATTAATGTAAAGACAGGCAAGTTAAAAAGTGTACATTTAGACAAACATACTGGTTATTATAAGGTACATCTTTGTCGAAATGGGAAGAGTAAAAACTGCTTTTTGCATAGAATAATTGCAGAAAATTTTATTCCAAACGCATTTAATAAAACAGAAGTAGACCATATTAACACTATACGAACTGATAATAGGATTTCTAATTTACGATGGTGTACAAGAAAAGAAAATAGAAACAATCCTTTGTCATTACAACATTTACAAATTGCATTCACAGGTAAAAATAGCCCGCATTATGGTAGAAAGCGTAGTTTAGAAACAAGGCAGAAAATATCAAACTCATTAAGGTTAAGCCAAAAAGCAAGAGGGAGGAAAGGTGCTTTGTCTAAACTTTCTCGCCCAGTATCACAGTTCAGTTTGTATGGTGATTTTATTGCAAGATATGATGGTCAGGCTGATGCTTGTAGGAAGACTGGAATACCACAAAGTAGTATAAGTTGTGTTATAAATGGAAAAATGAAATCGACACATGGCTTTTTATGGAAGTTTTCTGATTAAATCAATCTATCTACCGAGTGCAGACGATGCAATACTCATTCAGCAGATCGAAATAGAAATAGAACGAAATAAAGGGTATTTGTAGTCATTTTTTTATGATAAGTTTTTAATTGTTCAACACGTGGGGAAGTATCCCCACACTTGCTTTGGTGGCGGAATTGGTAGACGCTAAACTAAGTCGGTGAGAAGGGAATATGGACGAGACCATTACAACAGAAGCCGTGTAAGCACCTCTAACATGGTATATTCCTATAAATCAAGTGAAAATATTAAGACTTGTGCAACGCTTAGTTGGTAACGGCTAACACTTGATATATTTCATGCAGGTTCGAGTCCTGCCCAAAGCGCAGTAGTTGTAATTTCATAACTTAATAGTTTATTTTCACAGCCTCACAGCGGTGGGGCACTCCGATGTATGGTGTAATGGTAGCACAACAGATTTTGGTTCTGTCAGAGGTGGTTCGAATCCGCCTACATTGACTATGTATTATTTGAAGAAAAAGAAAACAGACAAACCAAAGAAACGGCAAGCAAGCCAAGCTACTTTGGTAAAGAAACTGGATAAGGTCTTTAGCCAGTATATCAGATTGCGAGATGCTTTCCCTAACGGTACATTCCGTTGTATATCGTGCGGAAAGATAAAGCCTTTCGACCAATCCGATTGTGGGCATTATCATTCGAGACGGCACATGTCAACCCGCTTCGACGAGGAGAATTGCAATAGCGAATGTAGATTTTGCAATAGATTTTCAGCCGACCACCTTATCGGGTATCGTGCTAACCTAATCAGAAAGATAGGAACGCAAAGATACCAAATACTTGAAGCGAAAGCACATAGTACAAAGAAGTGGTCTTGCTTTGAACTTGAACAGCTAATAAAATATTATTCGGTTTTAGTAAAGAAACTGAGTGAAGAAAAAGGGATAAGGATATGATGTATAAACTTCGTGACTACCAACAAAAGGCTTCCGATACTGCGGTAGCCTTTTTTAATGATAAGAAAGCAAAGTATAACGCTATCATGGTGTTGCCTACGGGTAGCGGCAAGTCGCTTGTGATAGCTGACATCGCAAATAGACTGCAAGGGCATACGCTTGTTTTTCAGCCGTCAAAAGAGATACTTGAACAGAACTACAAGAAGCTATGCTCCTATGGCGTACTCGACTGCTCTGTTTATTCGGCTTCATTCAATTCAAAGAATATAAGCCGTATCACTTTTGCGACAATCGGAAGTGTTATACGACATACAGAGGATTTTCAGCACTTCAATAACGTAATCATAGATGAGTGCCATTATGTAAATGCAAAAGGCGGTATGTACGAAGAATTTATCCACGCTACGGGATGTAAGGTGTTAGGTCTTACTGCTACTCCTTACAGATTAAGTTCAAACAGCTTTGGCGCAATGCTAAAGTTCCTTACTCGTACCCGTCCAATGATATTTTCAAAGGTTATCTATCAAGTGCAAATATCGACTTTACTCGATATGGGATTTTTATCAAAGATAGATTACTTCCAAATGAACCCATTAGGGTGGGATGAGAACAATCTGCAAGCAAACTCAACCGGTGCTGACTATACGGATAAATCAGTAGAAGCAGAGTACAACAGAATTGACTTCTACGGCTATTTAGTCAGTATTGTTAAGCGGTTGCTTTGCCCAAAGCGTGGCGGAGCAAGGAAGGGCATATTAGTCTTTACTCGCTTTCTGAAAGAAGCTGAACGGCTGACACAAAGCATTGATTGCTGCGAAATGGTATCGGGAACGACACCAAAAGCAGAGCGTGAACGCATATTAAACGATTTCAAGAGCGGTAAAATAAAGGTGGTTGTGAATGTAGGAGTATTGACAACAGGCTTTGATTATCCAGAGCTTGATACTGTTGTAATGGCACGTCCTACAATGTCGCTTGCCATGTACTATCAAATAGTAGGTAGAGAGATACGCCCTTACAAAGGAAAACAAGCGTGGTTTGTAGACCTTTGTGGAAATATCAACCGATTTGGCAAGGTTGAGGACTTAAAACTAATCGACACCAATGATAAAGGTAAGTGGGCAGTGTTTAGTAATGGAAAGCAATTAACGAATGTGATATTTAATTGATTATGGAATACTTAGATTTTCTTAAAACAAAACAAGTAAAGATACAGAAATCGGGGTTTAATGTCGAAGATAAAGACTTAAACCCTATTTTATTTGACTTCCAAAAATATTGTGTGAAGAAGGCTTTATCAGCAGGTAGGTATGCATTATTTGAGGATTGTGGTCTTGGAAAGACACTCCAACAGTTAGAATGGGCAAAGCACGTTTCAGAACACACGAATAAGCCAGTACTTATTCTTGCTCCTTTGGGTGTCATCCATCAGACGATCAAGGAGGGTGCAAAGTTCGGATATAATGTTTCTGAGATTAGTCTAACGGTGTTTGACCAAGACTTAAAAGCAGGCATATATATCACAAATTACGATAACTTAGAAAACATTGATGCGTATCTTTTCGAAGGAGTGGTACTTGATGAAAGCTCTATTTTAAAGAATTTCAACGGTAAAACAAAGCAGTATCTTGTTGATGAGTTTAGCGAAACTCCATATAAATTATGTTGTACGGCTACACCTTCACCAAACGACACTATGGAGTTATGCAACCATGCTGAGTTTCTCAACGTGATGACACGTAACGAAATGCTTGCAATGTACTTTGTTCATGATGGTGGTAATACTTCGTCATGGCGATTGAAAGGTCATGCTGAACGTTCATTTTGGGACTTTGTTTCAACATGGGCGGTAATGTTAACTTCTCCTTCTGATATTGGATTTGACGGTTCTAAATACATCCTTCCTAACCTCAACATAGAAGAAGTATTTATCGAAACAGAAAAGCGAGATAACGGAATGCTTTTCAACGATATTGCAGTATCTGCCACCACGTTCCATAAGGAGTTAAAAGCCACGCAAAAGGAACGTATGAAGAAAGTTGCTGAGGTGGTTAACAACTCAAATGAGCAGTTTATCGTTTGGATTGGTCACGATGACGAGGGAAAATTGCTGCGTTCACTTATTCCTGATGCAGTTGAGGTAAAAGGTAGCGATACAAAGCAATTCAAAAAGGAGAATTTGCTTGGTTTTGCTGATAATAAGTTTAGAGTTCTTATTACCAAACTGAAGATTGCGCAATATGGACTTAATTATCAGAATTGCCACAATCAGATATTCGCTTCGCTTGATTTCTCCTTTGAAGCGACCTATCAAGGCATCAGACGTTCGTATCGTTTCGGACAGAACAATGAAGTAAATATATTCCTAATTGTCACCGATACCATGCAGAACGTCAGAAAGTCAATCATCGAGAAACAAAACGCTTTCCTCAACATGCAAAAGAAGATGAGCGAAGCGACAAATAGAAATGTTAAGAATTTAATCAAATTAACTAAAGTGGAAACAGATAAGAATTATCTATCGGATATGTGTGATATTCGTCTTGGCGATTGTGTACAACTCATTAAGGATATTCCAGATGAGAGTGTGGGCTTTTCTATCTTCTCACCACCATTTGCAGAACTTTATACATATTCTGATAAGTTGGAGGATATGGGCAACTCAAAGGATTACAAAGAATTCTTTATCGCTTTCAATTTCCTTGTAAAGGAGTTGTATCGTGTCCTTTGGAGTGGTCGTAACATTGCAGTTCATTGTATGGACTTGCCTATTCAGAAAGGCAAAGAGGGATATATCGGACTTCGTGACTTCTCTGGAATGATACTCAAAGCTTTTCAAGATGCGGGGTTTGTCTATCATTCTCGTGTTACGATTTGGAAAAATCCTGTAACAGAGATGCAACGTACAAAGGCGCTTGGATTGCTCCATAAACAAGTCAAGAAAGATAGTGCAATGAGCCGTGTGGGTATCCCCGATTACCTCCTTGTTTTTAGAAAAGAAGGAGAACACGATCACCCTATACATTGCGGTATTGATGTCGATACTTGGCAAAAGTACGCATCACCAGTGTGGATGGACATTGACTATTCAAATACGCTTAATGCTATGGCTGGGCGTGAAAATGGAGATGAACGCCATGTATGTCCGTTGCAGCTCGATACGATTAAAAGGGCGGTTACTCTTTGGAGTAATGAAGGGGATACTGTATTAACACCTTTCTTAGGTATTGGTTCAGAAGTTTATCAATCTATTCTTTTGAATCGTAAAGGAATAGGCTTCGAACTGAAGGATAGCTACTTTGCAGAGGCTATAAAGAACTGTAAAAAAGCTGAGTTTGATGCGTCTCAAGAATCTTTATTTGATAAAGTTATTTGATGATTAAGATTGATGAGATATTTACAAAATCATTTGCCCCTATTGAGCAGATTGTGATGATACATCTGCTATTGGGGGCAAATGATGATGGAATTGTAGAGTTTATCTCCAGTCATTTTTATTCTTCATGTGGTTTGACGCGTCAGCAATTTAGGACGTGCTTAAGCAAACTTTCTGAAAAGAAAGAAATTGAAGTTATAAATGCTCATAAATCAACAATAGTATGTATATGCAATTATGACAATTATAGAATTGGAAGGCGCAAAGATAAGCCACAAAGTAAAAGTGTTGTCATTATGCAAAATAAATGCGAAGAAAGGAAAAAAGAATTTGAACGTATGCTTATCCCTTATGTTAAATCACGTGGGGGAAGCTATGAGCCAACAATGATAAGGGATTTCTTCGACTATTGGAGTGAACTTAATAAGTCACGCACAAAAATGAGATTTGAACTCGAAAAAACGTGGGACTTAGTAGGTAGATTAAGAACGTGGAGTAATAGACAAATGAAATATGGACATAAGAACAATAGTACAAAGGCAGAAGACAACTTTAACGAAGCAGCAAAAGCAATCAGAAGCCTTATGGATTCAGATAGGTAAGCCGATAGTAGAAAGATATGGTGAATTAAATAAGTTTTTAGATGTTTTCTCTCCTAAAAAACTAAATCATTTTTGCCAATATAAAGAACGTTGTTTTGTAGGTACAGCTCCTACTCTTGGAGCTGCAAAAACAGCTTACGGAGCTGGCGGTATTACATCTCTGTTGGTTCAATATCTTTTCGACCTCGGAACTTACTCTGGGACGCGTGATTTAATGGATAGTTCCCAATATACAGATTGTGCACAAATGATGCTGGAAAATTTTTATTATTTGAAGATAACCGAAATAATGCAATTTTTCTATATGTATAAAAGTGGTCGTTTTAATGGAGGTGAGTTTTACGGAAATGTTAACCCTATCTCTATAATGAAGACTTTGCGTAAAGAATTTTTGCCTATTAGGAATTCTCTCTTGGATAAATACTATAAGCGTCAAGAAATAGAAGAGAAGTCAGAATGTGCATGGTACAACGGATGGGAACGGTATAAAACCATCCAATATCTGTGTGGAAAGCGTGAATTACCCCTAATGTTAACAAGCAAATGAAACAATCAATCCCTAACACATGCAGCTCATGCTGCTACCTTGTAGATGCCGAAAAGCCTTATTATTGTGCGCTTTTACCTCTTTACACATTGAAGATGGCGGAGGACAAAGCATGCGAAGAATATAAAAACAAAAATAGCAATGAACAAAGAAAACGGAATCATCATAAACGGTAAAAAATACATTGCCACAGCTGGCAGCTCATGTGAAAAGTGCGCCTTTGGCCACGGCAAATACCAGTACTGCAACTCCTTTTGCGTGGCTTTTGCGCAAGACCTTTTAGGGCTAAATGAGGAGATAATTTTTAAGGAGATTGAAGAGTAAGAACTACTAAAACGACACAACAATTATGACACGAGAAAAAATAGAAGAATTGCAAACCTACAAGGAGTTTGTTAGATACCTTGCGGAAGAAACTAAAGGCTTCACTGATGAAATTATCGAGGCGTTTTATGATAGTGATTTCGTTAAGTTTTGCGGATATATCAATGCGAAAAGAATATTCCACGAGGGAGTGCCTTGCCTTAAATTTAATTATGAAGCTAAAACCTATATAGCGAATTGGCAGAGTGATGACAACTACGGAGTTTGGCAACGAGAGCGTGATGATTCATACTATGGTTATTTGCTTTTTCCCACAAAAGAGGATGGCAGGTATTTCTTACTTGAATATGAAATGTAAATAATAAGATTATGAACAGAGAAACAAATTGTATGCGATGTGGGGAAACAATAAAGTTTGAAATGACAGACCTAAAAAGCCGCGCTGAGCTACTCCAAGAGGGGTGGTTTATTGAGGTACGATATTGATATGCGATATACTCACGCAAGTCTATTTTCAGGTATCGGAGGTGCAGAACTTTCCGCTTCTTGGCTCGGTTGGGACAATGTGTTCCATTGCGAAATACAAGAGTTTCAGCGAAAAGTTTTAGAGTATTGGTTTCCAAACAGTATTTCTTATGAAGATATTACAAAAACAGATTTTTCGGAATGGCGAGGTCAAATCGATGTTCTCACAGGAGGATTTCCTTGCCAGCCGTTCAGTGTTGCAGGCAAGCGAAAGGGAGCGGAAGATAACCGTTATCTCTGGGCAGAAATGCTACGAGCAATACGGGAAATTCAGCCCACTTGGGTTGTTGGTGAAAATGTTAATGGCCTCTTATCAATGGTACAGCCCGGCGAGGAGATTAAGATGGGACGCACGGACGATTTGTTCGAAGAGAATTACATATACCGAAAGGAACATAAATTCACAATTGAAGTCATCAGTGAAGACCTTGAGCGAGCAGGTTATTCCGTCCAACCGTTTGTTATTCCGGCTTGTGCCGTCGGAGCGCCCCACAGAAGAGATAGAGTATGGATTGTTGCCCACCATACAGACACAGGGGTTGAAGGTTTGCAACAAGGACGGAAAGACAGAATTTCTGAACTTGGGCTTACTATTGACACCAAGTGCGAGCGATGGGCTAAGGGCGGGAATGAGTATGGAAAGTCTGAAATCTCACAAGAAAAAGAATGCCGAGCAGAGCAATTTAGCGGAACAGATAGCCCACAAGGTTGGTGGCGGAACTTCCCAACTCAATCCCCTGTTTGTAGCAGAAATGATGGGCTACCCTTTAGAATGGCTGACCTTGCCGTTTCTTTCCCAAAATGGCGAAGCAAAAGCATCGAAGCATTAGGTAATGCTTGGGTGCCACAAGTCGCGTATGAGATATTTAAGGCAATAGAAGTAACCGAACAAAAATTAAAACTAAAAAAACAATGAAACTAGGAGAATATTTTGTATGTCCTACCTGTAAGGGTAAGGGTAAAGTTTTTAACCATGCTGACGGAATCTTTACGCTTGGATTTGCCTATTTATTTGGTAAAGATAAATGTCCGCGATGCCATGGTAAAGGATATATTGAGATAAAATAAACGGAAAAGTAATATGACAGAAAGAATTTATCAACTAAGCGAGTATGAGTACAACCAGCTTCAAGAAAAAGCAGAGTTAAACGATGGAAAAATCCGCGATTTGGCAGAGAAATATTATCAAGAACGTGGCGTCTTTCGAATTGATCTTAGAGTCGGACTACAAGATAAATACAACGGAGATACAGTTTTCTATACCAATGTATTCTCACACGAGAACGGCTTGTATAAGAACGACAAATTTAACCCCATCATCACAGAGAAAGGCCGCAGGAAGATAGAAATGATATTGTCCGACGCTTGCCAAGAAACCTTTGAGAATAAGTTTGGCGATGCGATTAAATTCAGAAATTACTATGCTGAATCATTGGAGTGTTTTTCTATAGCAAAATGGATTGCATACACAATAGCATTCAGTGGCTGGGGAGTTGCGACCGCAGTTATTTTGTATCATTTTTTATTCAGCAAGTAAATACTAGAATTACCCAAATAAAACAGATATAATATGGTTATAAAGTATTTTGAGAAACGTCGAGAGCAAAAACGTATATCAAAACAATTTGCGTTAGAGAAGAAATGTGTGGAATATTTTGATAAATCAGCCCCTAGATGGACGGGGAGTTTGGAAGACTTAATAAGCAATACGTCCTTACCCCAAGATGGAATCTACCTGCTTGGAAAATTCGAAAAGGAGAGCTTTCCATTACAGGCGGTAAGACTTCATCGTCTTTATGAAGGTGGTCGCCTTGTGTTATCTTATGGAGATTATTCCCGTCGTTCTCCATTTGAATGGCTGACTTCGATAAAGAATATCCCCGAAGAACTTTGGTTCTCTGTTGAAGAGTATCATCGTCCAACACGTCCCACGTTGCTTTTATGCGAGTATGACTCTGGGCATTACGAGGTGGTCGAGTATGCAGATAAAACGTGGGTGACAGAGTTGTGTTTCCCTGTAAAGCCTATACGCTACTTTGTTCTTGATTTCTTAGCAAAAAATTAAATAGTAATATGAAAAGAGAAATTTTATTCAGAGGAAAGTCCATTCAAAATGGTAAATGGCTGTATGGAAATATACAAATTCCCGAAGCTCCATATGATGAATATCTCATGTGGGACAGCGGGTGGCAAATGCAGGTAGATGCAAATACTGTCGGACAATACACTGGTCTAAAAGATGCCAAAGGTAAAGAAATCTACGAGGGTGACATCGTTACCACAAACGACAATAGATTTTTTACCATTGAATTCCGCGAAGAGGAAGCCGCCTTTAAGATGATAGACTACGGTACTGCACCACTTGCGCTCGATATACAAGAGCTAACAAAAAAAGAAATAAACGAGCAACGCATTAAAGTTGTCGGAAATGTATTTGATTTTAATAAAAAATAAAAAGTAACATGAGCAGAGAAAACGAAATCAATAAAGCAGCGCGGGAATATTGTAAAAAGAATATCCCTAGCTTATATATGCGCCCTATAATTGAAGCAGCAATTGAAACAGCCTTTGAAGCAGGTGCGGAGTATGCAGATAAGCATCCATCTCGTAAACTTATGCTAAAAGTGTGGGAAATAGCGGTGGCTGCTACTGTAGACCAAATAAACGGAAAAATCGCCTACATGAAGACTAGAAACGAGATTGTTGCATACATAAGGGAAAGATTAAAATGAAAGTAATACTAAAAATCAACGGTGCAAGAAAAGTTTACGAAAACTGTGAAACCGAAATAAAGGGAGAAGAAATTATCGTCACACGAAAATTTAGGGACGGCGACTTCATCATAAATAGAGAAGATGGATTTATGTTGATATTTAAGGAAAAAGGAACTGACGGTTTTATTTACGACCATGCCTTCTTAAATTTTGGCGAAGATGTTACCATATCAATCTTTCCTTGTGAATGCTCCTTGGAAGATTTTCAACCAGCCACAGAAGGAGAACAAAAACTGATGCACGATGCCCTCAAAAAACAAGGATTGCAATGGAATGCAGAAGAGAAGCGAGTGGAGAAAATTAGGTGGAGAGCGGAGAAAGGTAAAGATTATTATTTTGTGTATTCCGATTTAACTACGGTGAATACAAATGAATTAGGTTTTGATGTTGATACAGACCATCATAATGCTTTCAACTATTTTCGCACAGAAGAACAAGCTCAACAAGCCGCAGAGCGCGTAAAGGAAACATTGCGAAAGTACCACGAGGAGATAGGAGAATGAAATATGAAAGCAAAAGTAAAAGACACATGCGAGATAGTAGATAAAGACTGCCCCTGGAGAGCCGACCTCTGGGGTAAATACTACTACTTTGACGAATTCCTTAACGTAAAATTTGCTTGGGAGGAAAACCTTGAAGTAGATGATATGCGCTGGAGTGTTGGAAACTACTTTGAGACAGTAGACGATGCTGAAAAAGCGGTTAATGAGGCAAAGAATGTACTAAGGATGTACTACGAAAGAAACAAATAAGACATGGAAGAAAATAAACTTTTTTGGGAATCATCGGCATACGGAAACAATCCTCCAAAATCACTATGGAAGGGAGATTTTGTTGTTCTATGTGGCAGAGGTAAAATAAAGAAATTCGCTCATTACAATGCGGCAGGATGGAGTGAGGTAGGCGTAAAGTTTTGGATGCCCCTTCCCAAAATACCAAATAAAAGAAACCGATGAAAGAAAATTTTATACATGCATCATCTTTCTATATATCAAGAGATACGGCTAAGATAGCAAATGCAAGACTGAGCTTGCTATCTCAGACAACAATAATACTTAATAATCTGTGTACAAATTTTATAACAGATTTAATTCCTATGTGGAGACGACTTCCTGATGCAAAAAAATATCCGCTAAAGTCCACAATCGGAAAACTAAATAAAGCATCGATAGAAGCTAATAAAAAATTAGTATACTTCTCCAATGGAATATACTTAGATATGTTTGATGATGTGACGGATAGAGTATGTGAAAAGATTGAGCGTTCTGTGACACTGTTAAGGATAAACATTGAAAACTATTTATTAAAGCGTAATATTTTACATCATAGAGAGGTCGCTTTTGCAATTGTCACATCATGGATAGTGGCACATGCAGAAAAATTTTGGGAGCAGGATTATAATTCTATTCCTCATGTTAATGGAGTTAGAGATATAAAGACGGATCTATATTTTCTTAATCCGTATGGATTTGTCAAGGCAATGAATGACTTTATGGATGATGCAAAAATTACTGAAAATCCAATTGTAGATGATGAGTATTGTAGGTACTTTGGAACAGAAATAACAAAGATTCTTTACAATCCACTGAGCTTAAATGATATTGTCTCTTCCGAGATTCAAAACAGCAAAGATATTAAGAAGTGTAGTGTATGTAATCATGTTTTACCGATAGATGAATTTTATAAAGATAAGACGACAAGAGATGGACTCTATTATTGTTGTAAAAAATGTGCTATAAAAAAATCTCGAGAACGATACTTGCGTAATAAAAAACGCAAGGTATTATCTAAAGTCAATATAATTAATACAAAAGATATAGAAACACATAAAAACAAACAACGGATAAACAAATTTTATAAGGAAATGCAACAGCTAAATACTTTGAGAAATGGATAAACAATTTTATGAGAGTCTTTTCAGACTACAAGCACGAAAACAAAACGCATTAGATAACAAATGTCCGCGTACAGCTGATGCAAGACAAAGAGATATAGATAAACTTAAAAAACGATATGGATATAAAGATTAAACTAGATGGTGGCTATATGCCATGTAGGAAAACCGATGGAGCAGCCGCGTATGATTTGTTCGCTCCAAATGATATTACAATTTCCAAAGGTCGTCAAGTTATCAACTTGAAATTTTCGTTGGAAATGCCGCCAAATATCGCATCTTTGATTCAATCTCGTAGCGGTTTTTCTGTGAAAGGTTTTGCAGGGCAGATTTTCAAAGGCGGTGAAACGAAAATGTTCGATGCAGATGTGATAACGGGACTTGTTGATTCAGACTATCGAGGTCACGTGGGAGTAATTGTACAGAGCAGAGAATCTTCCTCGTTTTTTGTACCTAAAGGAACAAGGATTGCTCAAATGCTATTTGTGGAGATTCCACAGATAAAGATTTTTGAGGTAAATAGTTTGTCAAATTCTGAACGTGGCGCAGGTGGCTTCGGAAGTACTGGAGTGAAGTAATTATGAACGAAATAGAAAGATATAAATCAATTCTTGCTAGATTGCAAGCGACATTTGAAGCAAAGAACCATGACTATGGGAACGCTTTCCATGAAATCTATTTAGAATTGGGCGTTTCATATTCTTACGGAAAGCTTCGTGAAAAGTTGAACAGAATAAAAACCTTGATGAAAGAAGAATCGCAGGTTAAAGGGGAATCTATGTATGATTCTCTTTTAGATCTTGCATCTTATGCTATCCTCACTATTATGGAGCTTGAAGAAAATCAAGCATATAAATTCAAAGGTGATATGGGCATAAATGTTAAATGATATATTCTGTATATATGGAGCAAATCATAGATACAATTAAGAAGATAGAACGCGCTCGTACTGCATTGCGAGAAGCTTTTGCTTTCAATGAAAGTGTAACATCACCCAAATTAAAGAATTTGGCTTTCATCCCTCAAATATATGAACTGTTTGAGGATATGAAAGGAGGGAAAATAAAGGTCAATGACCGTAAAGAATTTATTTTTGTTATCATTTATCTTTATGCTCCTAATAAATTTTTTGGCGGGAAGATGCCACAAGGGTTAAGGCGCGCAATAACAAAAGCAACGAGAGTATCTTGTGCAAGTGTAATATCTGTTACCTGTACGGAGCTGTTGGTTTTGTATACTACATATCAAGATTTTCGCCATAATGTTGATGAGCTTTTGAAGAAAACGATGAATGCTCTGAAGTTGTGAATTTGAAAAGATGGATTATGTTTTTCGTAGTCCATCTTTTTCAGCTTTCTCCCTTACGGCATCATTGATAAATCTATTCCTATTATGCCGACTATCCAATATAGGTATTAAATCTTTATCTGCTTTATATGTATAAGATTTCCCCGTAATAGATGGGCGACCAGCTCCTTCTCTCTTTCCTCCGCTTTTGCCTTTTGTTCCTGTCATGTTTTATTTTGTAATAATGTTTTTTAGATTGTTGGTGACTAGTTTATAGTCGGTACTTTTTATTTGGCAAAGATAAGTATATATTTATTCAAATGTAATAATATAGCTTTGTTTAACTTAAATTAGTATATATTTATTCAAATGTTAAAGTTTGGTTAAACATGTGTTTAGTATATACTTTTTCAAATAAGAAGACTTATCTTTGCAATGTGATTAGTAAGAACGACAGTATGACATTAGCGCGATTGTGCGACAAGAATTTTAGAAACTAAATATTATAACAACCATCCTATTGTTGTTTTAATGGGCGGATTGTTTATGAATATCATCATTTATTAACCGTATCTTTGTGATACACAAAAAATTAAGAGAAAAGTCTATGAAAGTATTAAATCTTATCATTCGCCAGAAGTACTTTGATGCTATTTTGGCAGGTCGTAAAGTACAAGAGTTTCGCGAGGTTCGCCCTACCACTATTAAAAAGTTGTTGCAACTTGATGAAGAAGGCTACGAAATCGAAGACGAAAATGGCAATGCTCAACCTATCAAGTATGATGCTATTCAGTTCTATGTTGGCTACAATAAGGACAGAGACAGCGCACTTGTAGAGGTCGTTGGCGCACACTGCGAGATATTCGTAGATGAGAATAAAGAGCCTATAACTTACGAACATGGCATGGACAAAGATGGCAATCCACTTGTATGGGTAGCTGAGCAAGTAGTGTTTGATTTGGGTAAAGTACTTTCACACAATATTAGGGACAAGTCGAAGAAAGTATAATCAATCAAAATGAAAGATTATGGCAAGAAGAAATGGACAAACGCTGAAAAGTCGTATTAATGGTTCAACGGGTGCTTATCTTGGCAATAACAGAAATCACTCGCTTGAGAAAGGCAACAAGTTGGCAAGCCACAATACTGTTTATAGGCAGCTTCGTAGGAGCTTTGGATTAAGCGCAGGATAATGAACAAGTTACAAGAAGCACATAATGTTATATGCAAGGTGGCTGAAAAAGAGTCATCTTGCATAGTAATGTGTTCACTTGGCAAGGATTCGCTCGTTACTTTGGATTTAGTATATCCACACTTTGAGAGGGTTGTATGCGTGTTTATGTACTTTGTTAAGGATTTGGAGCATATCAACAACTGGATAAGGTGGGTAAAAAAGAAATATCCAAAGGTTGAATTTATGGAAGTCCCTCATTGGAATTTAACGTATATTCTTCGTGGCGGTCTGTATTGTGTTCCTAATCCGAAAGTAAAGCTGCTGAAACTCGCTGACGTGATTAAGGCAGTGAGGTTAAAGACGGGTGTTTACTATACGTTCTTAGGAATGAAGAAAGCGGATGGAATGAATAGAAATCTTATGCTCAAAGGCTATGAAGCTAATGGGTATGAAAATAATGGCTTAGTTTATCCGCTTGCATCGTGGACGCAGAAAGACGTTAAAGCCTATATGCGCATGAAGCGTTTGCCACAACCCGTTTTGTATGGCAACAAGAGCTCAAATGGATTGGGATTTAATTTGGATTGCTTCACATGGATGCAAGAACACTATCCACAGGACTTGCAGAAGATATACCAAGCGTTTCCAATGAGTTTCAGAATTTTATTTGAAGAAAATTATAAACAGGATAACAAAGAATAATTATGGCAAGAAGAGGCAAAAGAGGTGCAGATATAGATATGCAGGCAGACAGGCTTGTCAATATAGCCGATGACAGTGGAAATTACGACAGAATGGACAGAATAAACAGCATTAGAGCAAGATACAAGAGTAATATTGCGCATTCTCTTGGCACTCATACACTTTCTGAAAAAGGCTTGTTTACAAGGGTTAACCGCTCTACCTACATGGGCATAAAAGCTCATGGCGCAGTAGCAGGATAAATAGTAAGATTTATGGCAAGAAAAACGAAAGCTCAAATCGGGCATCAGACTATGAGAATGTTAGTGGCAGATGAAAAATTGGGGGGGGCGCAGACGGAATATTATTCTAAAAGCAAATGCAAAAGCATTACTTCCGATATATAAGCGTGAAGGTAATCACGAAGCAGTAAAGTTCATGAGGAAAAGATTGAGCGCTGTGGCAGGATAACAAGTAAGATTTATGGCAAGAAAAAAATCAATGCACGATATTCGAATGCAATCAATACGTCTTATGCAAGAGGACGAAAGAAATGTAAGGTTCGCAAGGATGGCGGGTGAAAACTATATATCGCGAGCCGAAAAGATAGGAAATATTGCTTTTCGTTATCAGCAAAACACGGCAAGGGCTAATAAAACAACCCCAAGTAAGGTATTTGACAGAGGAAGGGAAAAGAAAGTGAGCGGAACTCGCTCACAGAGAATGGGTTTGAGTAATGGATAACAAATACTTCACATCAGAGAGCGTGGAACTTCTACGCTCTCAAATTAAACTTCACGAGCAGAACCCTCGTACTATTCCCGAAGAGAACCGCAAGGCTCTCAAACGAGGTATCAAGAAGTTCGGCATGGTCGGAGGCATCGTGGTAAACAAGAGGACAAACAATACACTTGTAAGCGGACACCAACGGCTTTCGGTCATGGACGAACTTCAAAAGTACAACCCCGAAACAAAGGATAACGACTATACTATCCGAGTGGACTTGATAGACGTTGAGGAGAAAGAAGAGAAAGAGCTGCTTATCTTACTCAACAACCCATCAGCGCAAGGCGAGTGGAACTACGATACACTCCGTGAGCTTATCCCAGACATCGACTACAAGGACGCTGGTTTGACAGAACAAGACCTTGACATCATCGGTGTGGACTTCAATTTTCAGACAGAAGAAGAAAACACCATCGCTGATGAACTCGACACACTCATGGAACCCGTCAGAGAAGAACGTCAAGCAGAAGTAGCGCAACGACAAGCAGAAAGAGCGGAGAAGGTTGCTCACATGAAGCAAGTAAAAGAAGAAGTGAGACAAGCTGCTACAAAGGCAGCCGCCAACATGGACGCTTATCTTATGCTATCATTCGACAATTGGGACGCAAAGGCAGAGTTCTGTGAGAAGTTCGGCTTTAACCCTGATGAGAAATTCCTCAAAGGTGAAGTATTCTCTGAAAAGATAGAAACGCTTTTAACTGAATAATGGGTGAAGGGATATTGATATATGGCTTACATGGCAACAAACGGAGATACACAAAAGACCTACAAGGATTTGCAGATAAAGTCCTTGCAGGTGGAAAAGTAAGAAAGTCCGTGTATATTTTCGGAAAGACCAACAAAGCGTTTCTAAGAGATTTATCCAAAAAAGGTATCGCAGTGAAGTCTGACCTTGCTGCCATTACTGATAAAACCATATTGAAATATCGCTATCACCCAAAGAAACAGAAAGGGGCAACAGTAAGCGTACATAGGTTTAGGATGGTTGAAGTAGCGGTGAAGAGGCCTAAAAATGTCTACATTGACACGAAAAGAAGCCGACTAATCTATGTGTCAAGTGTGAAATACTCCAAGAACAAGATACTGAAAGTCGTGATAGAACCAAATCAGAAGATAGGTAAACGTTATTACAACAAAGTGGTATCTATTGGTGTAGTTGACAACATTGACATGAAAAGTAAGCAATATTACAAAATAAAATAGGGACTATAAAAGTCCCTAAGTGTAGAAAGGGTAAGACTCGAACTTCCTATATCACCGCTGTTAACGCTGCTCGCTCCCAAATCATGCGACCATCAATCTACACTGCAAATATAAAGAGAATATTCGATAAACGCAAATTATAAACGTTAAAAGTTATGGTAAAACCAAAACACGACTACGATAGTGAAGACTTCTACAAGCGCATAGAAGCCCTTGCAATGAATGGATACACGGATAGCGAGATTGCAAATGAACTCAACCTATCCGATGATGTGTTTGGGTCTATGAAGAATGGCAATTATCAATGTTGGAACGAAGAAGAAAACAAGCGCAGAGGAGCTGAAATTAATAGGGTCTTAGCGCATGGTCGGACAAAGATAGTAGCTTTACTTCGTGGTGCATATATCAAAGGTGCTTTTGGTGGAAAGAAGACAAAATCAAAGGTAGTCAAATTCGTACAAGATAAGTGCGAATGTATGGGGCAGGATAAGAAATGCCCCTATTGCGGTGGTACAGGGTGGGTAACGCTCACTGATAAGGCGGTTGTGCAAGAATCAGAAATGGAAATGCCTCCTAATATGCAGGCTATCGCCACGCTGCTCTATCATCACGACCCAACATGGCGCAAGGTGGAGAAGAAACAAGATGATGAAGATGCACTCTACTCCGAGAATGGTATCGATATTGATAAATGGATGACCGACAACACGAATGAATAGAATAGAACCTCAGCAGATATATGCTCCGTTGTACCACAACAAGGATAAGTTTATCATTCTTGTTACAGGGGGTCGTGGAAGTGGAAAGTCTTTCAATGTTTCCACTTTCATTGAGCGTTTACTGTTTGAGGTTAAGCACCCAACTCCTGTAAAGAGAATAGTTCATCAGATACTCTATACCCGTTATACAATGGTATCGGCTTCTATATCTGTTATCCCCGAGTTTATGGAGAAGGTGGATCTTGATGGAAACTCGAAATGGTACACGCACACAAAGACGGATGTAAAGAACCTCCGTAGTGGTGGCGCAGTGATGTTTAGAGGTATCAAGACATCAAGCGGAAACCAAACGGCAAAGCTGAAATCTATTCACGGTGTTACAACCTTTGTAGTAGACGAGGCGGAGGAGTGGGTATCAGAACGAGAGTTTGAAACAATCATGCTCTCTATTCGTCAGAAAGGAATACAGAATCGCATTATTATCGTTATGAACCCTACAGACAATAACCATTGGGTTTATAAGCGGTTTATAGAGAATACCCATAAGGAGGTGATGTATGATGGTATACCCGTTCAGATTAGCACCCACCCGAATGTACTACATATCCATACTACCTACTTAGACAACGCTGAGAACCTATCCCATGAGTTTATCAAGGAGGTTGAGGACATGAAAGCTAACAACCCCGAGAAGTACGCTCATACCGTTATGGGAAGATGGGCAGATGTTGCAGAAGGTGCAGTATTTAAGCATATCGGCATTGTTAAGGAGTTCCCTAAATGGTGCAAAAAGGTTGCTATCGGTGATGACTTTGGATTTACGCACGACCCGAGCGCAGGAATACTATGCGGTATCATTGATAATGACTTATATCTGGATGAAGTCTTCTATCGCACGGGGATGTTGTCGTCTGACATTGTAAAGGAACTCAAACGCTTTGGCAACTTAAAGGTATTCTCCGAGAGTGCCGACCCTCGACTGATACAAGAGATACACAATGCAGGTATAAAGATTTACCCCGTAGATAAGAGCGGTAACTCTATCATTGCAGGAATAGATAAGATGTTATCCTTTGATCATATCTTTGTTACAGAGCGGTCGTATAACCTCCGTACAGAGTTCAGAAAGTACGTATGGGACACTGATAAGGACGGCAACTATATCAACCAGCCAATAGACAAGTACAATCACGGAATAGATGCGGTTCGCTATTATGTCCTTGGGCAACTATTAGGAAAGATTTTGAAACCAAAGGGCGACATGGCGGCAGCTTTTGCCCGATAAACAGGATGACAATATGATAAAGACATTAGATGAAATCCTCGCATTGGAGGACATCAACCAGAAGATAGCATACCTCAAGAAAGGCAGGCGCACTACCATCCCCGACACATGCAAAAATCTTGCTGATTGGGACATGACGAAACATGACATCATGAACCCAGAACTTTACAAGAAGATTAAAGTCCTTGTAAAGATGGCAGAGGATAAGTTTGACCCTGAGAGCGGAAAGACAATACACATCCCTGCACAATATGAAATGAAAGAGCCTAACCGCATTGCAATTCCTATTGAGCAGGATATAGTAAACATCCATACTGCCTTTTGCGTAGGCACAGAACCCACGCTTGACTGTACCCCCGAAGACGATGGAGAGAAGAATGTATTTGAAACCATTAAACAGGTATTCAAGAAGAATAAACTGAAATTTCAAAATCGCAAGTTAGTCCGTTCGTGGCTATCAGAGCAGGAAGTGGCAGAGTATTGGTACGTAGTCAAGGATGATGGATTTTGGGCGCAGCTAAAGCGCAAAATTGCGTCCCTTTTTGGAAATAAAGTACCCGAATATCAGTTAAGGTCGCAAATATGGTCGCCTTTCCGTGGCGATCTCTTATACCCGTTCTTTGATGATAACGGCAACATGATAGCTTTCTCCCGTGAATACAAGAAGAAAGACTTAGACGGCAACGAACACACCACATTTATGACTATTACCGCAGATAAGGTGTATCATTGGGAACTTGATAAGACATGGTCGGAGAATGTAGAACGCACGTTTGCACATCAGCTTAAGAAACTCCCCGTCATGTACGCTTTTCGCCCCGAGCCGTTATGTGCTAAGGTTAAGCAGTTACGTGTCCGATTGGAGAAGTGTTTGAGTGGCTATGCTGATTGCATTGATAACCACTTCTTCCCACTCCTTATGCTCTTTGGAGAGTTGCAGCCTGACAATTTGAGCGGTGATGCACGTAACAGAATGATGCAATTAACAGGAGATGGTGCAAATGCGCAATACCTCACGTGGAATCAATCCTCCGATCCTATCAAGGTAGAGATTGAAACATACTTTAATCAGATTTACGGAATGACGAACACTCCTCGTATATCATTCGATCAACTCAAAGGTACAGGCAATGCTCTTAGTGGTACGGCTTTCCGATATGTCTTTATGGCTGCTCACATGGCAGTACAGAATCACGCAGAGGAATTGGGAGAGTTTTTCCAACGAAGAGTTAACTTCCTTACGTCTGCTATTGGCACGCTGAACACATCACTTGAGGCTGCAAGTAAGACGGTGAATATCGAAACAGAGATTGTTCCTTTCATGATTGATAGCGAAAGAGATAAGGTTGAAACGGCTGCTGCTGCCGTCAGTGGTGGTGTATGGTCAACGGAACATGGAGTAAGTTTCTGTTCTAACTATGGTGAGTTGCAGGACGAGTTGCAACAAATCAGAGAAGAACAGAAAGAAAATGCGGCACCAACGCAGCCGAAAACCACTGAACAAATACTGAAAGAATAGGACTTCTTTTTTTAAGGTTTATATTGTTTGTTGATCCGTCTGCATGGGAATGTGGGCGGCTTTTTTGTGGTTTTGAGTGTTGCTTGAAAAAATCTTTGAAAAAGTTTTGTAGTTTCAAAAATAGTGCATATCTTTGCAGCGTTCAAGAAATGGTAGTAACCTACTTCGCAGGGCAAGCGGTTAATTTGCTCAATATAAGTTGGGCTTTTTTTATACCCATACTTGATATATAGGCGGTCGTCTATTTGCGTGAAATTTTTGCTCTTCGGGGTAGACCATTTCTTGAACAGCGCAAATGGCGACCGCTTCTTGTTGCCTATAAATAAAATGTTCAAGAAATGGTAAAGAAAAAAGTTATTATTGCTATAGCAACAGATTCAACAGCAAATGCTTTGTATGAGTATGCAAATTTCATTAATGATAACACGCACATGCGAGCATATCCAAGCGTAGATAATGAAGCGGTATTTTTCCCCGTAGATAGGTATGACTTAAAATGGCTCAAGAGTGTCCTTTTAGAAAAAGGGTATAATATCAAAATAAAAGATGCGCTTGATTGACATAAAAAATACTTATTACAAAACTTCAAACAATATTATTTCAAGGGTTGTTTATCATTTGATAAGCAACCATTTTTGTTTATCAGTAGATAACTAAAAAGTGTTTTAGTTGCTTCATTTTGTGTTTTTTATAACAATGATAACATTGTTATTTTTACGACATTGAAAAACATAATCCCCTTTATTCATAGTATGTATCTTTGACAAAAAGATTGTTAAGGATAACATTTTTATAAAAATGAATATTTACGAAAAACTATTGGCAGCTCTCAAGACCAAGTTCCAAGGGGTTGAGGATGCCACACTTCAGCGTATCGCAAGTAAGAAAGCTGAAGGAGTAACGGACGAGAGCAAGGTAAACTCAATCGTTGAGGGTATCTCCTTTCAAGACGTACTAACAAGTTATGGCGACTATCGGGCTGATGGTGCGCAAAAGACCGCAGTTTCCAACTACGAGAAGAAGCACAACATCAAGGACGGAAAGCCAATCGAGGAACCAAAGCCACAAGACCCACCAACAGACCCTAAGCCTAATGAGCCGCAGGATTTGGCCGCACAGATTGCAGCAGCGTTGGGAACGGCACTGAAACCACTCACCGACCGCATGGACGCAATGGACGCTAAGACAAAGGCGGACGCTCGCAATGCACAGATTGACGAGGTGGCAAAGTCATTTGGTATTCCAGAATTTGCCTACAAGGGCAAGCAAATCGCTGATGATGCAGACCTTAATCAGTACTTCACGGACTTGAAGCAGGAAATGCAGAATAGCGGTTTTCAGTTCGCAAAGTCTCCCGAAGAGGGAAATCACGAACACAAAAGCGAAGTGAACTCCATTGCTGAACAAATCAACAAGGGAACACAAGAGATTGTAGAACAAAACAAAAAGTAATCTATGGCAGGATTTAAGTACAATTTGCCACCAAAGGAAGAGCAGGAGGAGCGTTACGACGTGTCTACTGGTCTTCGTCGTCGTGGCAATTACGTCCTTGATGTCGCAGGATTAGCAGTAGGCAGCTATGTACCTTCATTCACTCCTATTGCAGCCGACCTCAAGGCAAAGACCGCAAAGATTGTGGTAAATGTTCTCGTAAAGGAGAATGTTGGTGCAACTGACACCAAGGTGAAGATTGCTAAGGGTTCATACGTGGTTATGGGAACTATCCTCGGCAATGGCACAAAGGGGGCAACAGTTAACGCTATCGACAAGTCAAAGGCAGAGTATGACGAGCTTACACTCAGTGCAGCTATGGGCGCATTGAAGTCTGGTGATGTGTTGTTTGAAGCTAAGGCAACAGACGGCACAACCCCTAAGAATGTCGCTAACTCCGCACTTTATGAAACTCATAAGGTCGCAGACGGCATTAACAGCGTTGCACTCTTACAGAGAGCATTTGAGATTGAACCCGAGAAGTTGGCAACTCCTTTCTCTCAAAAGGACAAGGCTAACCTCCCTCACTTCCAGTTTAACGAGTAAAAGAAAGGGCATATTATGACATTGACTATTCAATCATTATTTAACGAGCCTGCAATCGTAGGTGCAGTTATTAATCGTGTCCTTCAAACAAGAACGGACGCTATCTATTGGCAGGAGTTCCTCGACTGGCGTAAGACCACCACCCGAGTATTCAAGGACTATATCGGTTCCGTTCGTGGTGTGATGGCAGGTTCTATCAACTCGCAGTTTGGTGAGAAGCCAATCCGTGAGCGTAGGAACATGGGCGAGGGATATGGTGAGATTGCTTATCTTGGCGACCGCTATCAGATGGACGTAAACCGCCTATCTGAATTGCAGGATTTGCTTGATAAGTACAACGAGGCAAACGCTACAGGGCAAGCGTCAGCACTCAACGACATCATCAGTTTCATTTACGATGATTATCGTCAGGTAATGCTTGCTGCTCACAAGCGTATGGATTTGGTTGTTGGCGACCTCCTTATGACGGGTAAGGCTTCTGTTCGTAACAAGGACAAGGCAGTGTCAGAGCAGAACGCCACAGAGTTCCTTAACATCGATCTTCCGATGAACGCTATCGAGTTGCAGGATAGTGACGTTATTGACGGCACAAAGAAGAAGATGGTTACTTACCTTATGAACAAACTCAATGAGCTTGCTCCTGACTTTGGTAAGTACTCAAAGATGATTATGAGCCGTGGCACATTCGTTAAGCACATCATCGGTTCTTCGGAGTTTGGAGATATGTTCAAGATGCAGCTTGGCTCTAATCAGATGTATCTCTCTACTGGTCTTGTAACTTCTGACCTTGCTTCTGACCTCTTCACGGGTATTGGTCTCCCTGCTATCGAAATCAAGGATGACTACGTAAAAGAGCAGAACGGCAAGAACGTGCAGGTTTATGCAGATGGTCATATCACCCTCCTCCCGCAGGATAAGGTTGGCTATATGCGTTACCACACTCCTTATGAGCAGACCGACCCAGTGCCAGGCATGACCTACACTCCAACAGGTGATGGTGATATGCTTGTAGCTGCTAATCGTGACCACAACGGGCGTTACTTAGAGTATACAGCAGAGTGGATTCCACAGATTGCAGACCCAACTCTCATCACCACATTTGACCTTACCAAATTGACAAAATGAACGTAAGGAAGTACATATCAGACAAGTTTCAGTCCTTCGGCATACAAGTGTCGGAGGCTGACTTGTTGGATATGTCTCTCAATGCAAAAGTAGCAATAGATGATGATGTGATGAGTGATAACGTAGATTCTATATCTGTTGCTATTGCTCACTTCATTCCATCTCTTTTGCTTCGTCCTACTTCTATCAATGAGAGCGGTTTCTCTATGTCGTGGAACACTCAAGGCGTAAAAGACTATTATTATCTCCTTTGTAAGAAGTACGGATTAAAGGACGAACTCAACGACAATAAACCGAAGATACACATCTTATGATATTCGCGCCACACATATTGCAGGTTAAAAGGGTAACACCATTCCAAGAGGACGAGTATGGACACCCAATCCCTAACACGGGAGGGGAAGAATGGATAACACTCTGTAAGTGCCGTTGTGATGACAACACAACAAGGGAGTTTAACTCTCCTAATGGTGAGGTATACAGACCTAATTACCACGTAGTATGTGAGATGAATGTCGATATAAAAGCAGGTACTGATGTTAGATGTCTTGAGGGAGAAAACGTGCGAGGAGAAGGTAATGTTTACATTGTAAAGAACGCTAACTATTTCAATAACTCTGAATTATGGTTATAGATAGTGATTTCTCCGATGTAGATGATTTCTTTGATGATGTTAAGTGGGAGGTTCAAAAAGGAATGATAGACGTTGGCGACGCTGCCGTTAAGGACGCAGAAGAAAACGGAACATACCAAGACCATACCCTCAATTTGAGAACGTCCAATACGTACGATGTAGACAAGGACGGACTGACATTAGAGAACACCGCTGATTACGCTTCCTATGTCGAGGCAAAGGGATTTGTTGTATTGAGTGACCCTGCATTGAGAGCAGAGAAGAGACTAAAAGAAATGTTTGAATGATAGTAACTACCGACATAGCGGATATTCTTTTCCAAGATTGTAAGGACTTCGGGATAACAACGATTGTGCCTTTCGGCAAGACCCTTACTGGCGAACTGAAAAACGAGCGTCTGACTATACACGTAAAAGGACAGACCCCCGGAAAGATTTGGGAGAAATGCTTTGTTGAAGTCAATCTGTGCGTACCCGATTTAGATTTGGGTGTTGCCAATACACTCCGATTAAAAGAGTTGGAGCGAAAGGCAAAGAAGAAATTTAGAAGCGTAACAGATACTTTCGACGGCACAAGGTATTTCTATGAGGTGGACACTATCTCCATTGAAGCGGACACTGCTTTGAAGTGCCATTTTGTTAATTGTAGATTATTGTTTAAGGTATTAAATACGATTTGATTATGGGAAAGACCATTACAGCCGTAAATATTAAAAAGTTGTGGTACGGCGACACTTCTAAAATTACTGCAAAATTGACTGGTGTATTGCTTTTCAATTTGCTTAAAACTGCCACGGAAGTAAAGAATGTGCATGGTGAAACATGGACGCTTGAGGAGGCAGAAGCTAATAAAACGGTTTATAAGAACCAACTTACAGGTAAGGTATACCGCTCCGACAAGGAGATGGGTGAAGTGAAGATGAACTTCACGATAGGCGAATATGACTATGCTACAAAGGCCGATTTGCTTGGTGGCACTGCAACTGATACAACGTGGGAACGCGCAAAGGGCAAGGTGAGCATTGAGAAGTTCCTTGTAGGACTTACCGAAGACGACCAATACATTGTAATTCCTCGTGCTGACATTGCAGCGCGTGAAGCAACGACAGATAAGGCCGTAGGTCTGCCTATCGTGGGTACGGAGATCGAACCGACTAATGAGCAAGTCGCGGCCGAATATTGGTTTGATGCTTCTGTTGTGAAGAGTGCTTAATATTTTTACCGTATAATGTTTTTGGGGTGGGAGTGGCTAAAGACCACCTCCGCCCCTTTTTCTTAACTATGAGTAAAGCAAGTAAATTAATATCTGATGCAATAGTAGGTGGTGATTATACTATAGTGTATGTCAATGGAAAGGCATATCCCATCAAACCGCCAACAATAAAAATGTTAGCAGGAGCAATATCTTGTATTAGTGATATAGATTTAGGTGATAATGGAACATTCAAAGATATGCTACGATTAGCAAAAGATGGTAGAGCTTATTCGCGAGCTCTTTCATGGTTTGTCAATGGTGATTTATCACTTGAAGAAGAATTTAATAATGGGTCTTTTGAGGAAGTTTTAGATGCTCTTTCTTCGGCTTTTGATTTGGTGGGTGTTGCCCCTTTTTTGAAAGCTGCCAGTTTGACGAAGAGCGCAAGCCTGCTGGCAGCAACTCCGAAGTAATCGGGAATCGGACTTTATTAGGTCAGATAGCGTCATTCGTAGATAGCTTGCATCTGTCGTATGACGAAGTAGTTAATCAAATTCCTTATCGCAATCTTATTATTATGCAGAAAGATAAGCAGCATGATGTATACGGAGACATTGTAAAGACTGTCAGCGGTAAAGATATGGCAAAAAGAAGACAAAGAAATTAGGATATGGCAAAATTATCGTTTAGAATAGAAGCTGACTATGAGAAAGTCCAAAGGCTGAGAGATGAGATAAGCAAGTTAAAGCAGGAAATTAAGGGTACTGATGCCATTCAGAATCCAACAGCTTTTAATGCGTTAAACAATAAGTTACAGCAAACATCGCAAGAACTTGGTAATGTCACTAACAACATTGCACATGCTTCTGCGACTATGGAAACAAACTTTAGACAAAAGATATTTGCAGCATCTCAAAGCGTTAATGACTTCACTGAAAAGATTATTGCCCAGAAAGGAGTGGTAAAAGATGTTGCGGCTGACGTTAAGCGATTGGGGGAAGCATATCGAGAAGCCCAAAAATATAGCCCAATGTCAGCAGATGGTAAGCTTGCGGAATGGAAAGCTGCAAAGAAGGCATTAGATGAAGAAAAGGCCGCTCTCTTTTCGCTAACCCAGGAGCAAGCGACAGCGAGATTGTCGGTTTCAAAACTTCGTGATGAATACAACTTATTTAGAGAAGAAGGTGGAGGTACGACAGACACATTAGACTTGCTTACTTCAAAAATGAAGGAAATAAGTGCTACTATTATCGGTGGCATGGGACTAAAAGAACTTGCAGGAAATATTATATCTGTCCGCGCTGAGTTTGAGAGTATGGAAACGTCTCTCAAAGTCTTGTTAGGTGGTAGTCAAGAACGGCTGGATTCTATTATGGGGCAAATAAAAGAATACGCTCTTGCTTCGCCTTTGAACACAAAGGATATGGTCGGAGCTGTTCAGATGATGACATCCTTTGGTATCGAGGCAGAAAAATCTATCGACTACTTAAAGGCTATCGGTGACATCTCTATGGGTGACGCTGGCAAATTTAATTCCCTTGCGCTTGCTTTCTCCCAGATGAGTAGTGCAGGGAAATTGATGGGGCAAGACCTTATGCAAATGGTCAATGCTGGATTCAACCCATTGGAGGAAATATCACGCAAGACGGGTAAATCTATGGCAGAACTCAGAAACGAGATGTCAAATGGTGCAATCTCGTCTAAGATGGTGCAAGATGCGTTTATCTCTGCAACATCGGCAGGAGGTAAGTTCTATGGTATGTCTGCTAAGGGTGCAGAAACTCTTAATGGTCAGATTTCCATGCTCCAAGAGAGTTTTGATAATATGTTCAATGAAATTGGAGAAAAGGGTGAAGGTGTTGTAATGAATGCCGTGAAAGCTGGTACGTACCTTGTCGAGAACTATCAAACGGTTGCGAAGGTTCTTGAAAGTGTCATTGTGGTATATGGCACATATAAGGCTGCATTACTTTTAAATATCGCATTAGAAAAGGCGCAAGCTATATCCCGTGCGGCTTCATTGTTAGGAACAACATCATTAAGAGTTGCTACAGGTATGTTACAAAAACAAGTTGCAGCTCTAAATATTACAATGTTGGCAAATCCTTATGTAGCTGTTGCAGCTGCTATTGTAGCTCTTGTCGGTGTCATGTGGACTTGGGCCGATTCTACAGATGCAGTAACCGCGGCAAATGAAGCATTCGAAGAAAGCCAAAAGAAAGCTACGGAATCACAGAAAGAATATAGAGAAGAGACGGAGAGAGCTATTAATATAGCCAATGATGATGCAGCAGCAACAGACGAAAGAAGAAAGGCTATGAATCTTCTTATTGCGCGGTATCCTTCTATCATAAAAAAATACATAGATGAAAACGGACATCTGCGAGAACAATTACGACTAAAGCAAGAAATAGCTCGATTGGATGGACAAAAAGAAGTTGGAGATTATAAAAAGGCTGGTGAAGATGCTCAAAAAGCAGCAAAAGGCTTTAGATTGAGACGTGAAGCAGAAATAAAATCTATCGCGGATACTGGTTCGGAATCATCGTGGAAGACTTACCTCTCAAAAGACAATTTAAAATTGGTTGAGTTTGGAGATAATTGGTATGAAAAGAATAAAGGAGATGAAGGATGGAGCGGCAGAACCACTAGTGAACAGGTTGAGTTTGCTGAACAAACCGCAAAAAACAATATAGGGCAAGCAAACAGAAAGACCGTAGATAATGCTATTACAAGTTTTCAAGATAGCATTAAAGATATGAGTACGGAAGAATTGAAAAATATTCTATCAAATCTACGAGCATCAAAAAATGCAAAGGTTAAAAAGGTCAATCATGCCATATTTAAAGGAATGACACTTACCGCAGGTGATATTAATAAGTTAACAACTATTGTAGATGGTGCATACACTTCTAGAACAACGCATAAGGAGACGAAAAAGGCAGATCTCCAAAATCAAAAAAAAGAATTACAGAACAAACTTGACAATCTTTCTGAAGAAGACGCAAAAGGTGAAGAAGGTGCTGCACTAAAGAAGAAGATTAGAGAAATTGAAAACAGAGAGAAAAAAGCCTATTCCACATCCGAAGGCGGTAAGAGCGGTAAGACTAGAGGCAAACATAACAACAAGACATCAATACAAAAAGAGCAGCAAGATCATCAAAAAGCTTTAGAAGATTTAAATAATAAAAAGCTTGCAATGTCTCAATCTGAGATGGAACTTGAAAATCAGATTGAGCAGTCACGTATTGATGCAATGATGGATGACAGTGATAAAACATTAGCCACCATGAAGCTTGCTCACAAAAAGGAACTAGAACAGATAGAAAAACAGAAGCAGGACTATCTGAAGAAGAAGCAAGAAGAGGCAAAGGCCGCATTTGAAGCAAATACTAAAAATAAGGGTAAAGTCTTCAATATGGCATCTGTAACTCTCTCCAAGAGTGAGCAAGATAAGTTTAAGAAGATAGAAGAAAACACTCGCACGAAGCACTTGAATGAAGAGAATGAATACAAACGTCAATCTATCGAGGCACTTAATAATTATCTAAAGGAGTATGGCACGTTTGAAGAAAAAAAACTTGCTATTACACAAGAGTACGAAGAAAAGATACGTAATGCCGCATCTGTTGGCGAAAAGGCCACTTTAGAGATGCAACGTGATAAGGAAATAGAAAAAGCAAAAAATGATGATTTGCAGAATTCTATTGACTGGAATGGGATATTCTCCGACTTGCAAGGGCATACTAAAAAGTATTTGCAAGGTCTCCGCAATCAGTTACAAGAGTTGCTGAATGCAGGTAATCTCCCCGTAGACCAAATGGCCGTAATATCTGACAAGATAAATGCTATTGATGAAGAACTCGGCAAGCAACAGGGTATTTGGGACTACATAGGAGACAGAGCAAGAGAACACAACAGACTGCTGAAAGAGGCGGCCGATGCGCAAGAAAGATTAAATGTGGCAAAAGAAGAGGAGAACAAAGCCAATGCTGAAGTAAATGCGCTAAAAACAGACATTCAAAGTCAGCTGTCAAAAGCTGGAGTTAATATGGATGTTGATGATATATCCACTTCTGCTCTTAATGGTAAGATAGACCTTACAGACGAGAAGTTTAAGAAGATGGCAGACATTCTTCAAAAGTTGGCCGTTGCAGAGGGAAAACTCACTGATGCAAGGAAAAAGACTGCTGATGCCACTAATGAAGCTGCACAAAAGAAAGATGCTGCTAAACGTAAAGCCGCACAAGCTGTATCGGATTGGTTTACCGATAAACAAAAGTTCATCAAAGATAAGGGAATAGACCAGATGCCCGATTTGCTTAAGTCTGTCGGTCTTGGTAAGGCAGGAGAAAAGGTTTCACAAGGTCTCAATGCCTTCAACAGTGCAACAGGAGCAGCAGCAGATTTCGCAAGTGGCAATTATATCGGAGCAGCCCTTAAAGGTATATCAGCTATCAAGTCTTTTGGCTCTTTATTGGGTATCGGTGGAGGTAATGGTGCTAAAGTAAGAGAAACTACTGAGAGACTGACAAAATCTAATAAAGAATTAGCAAAGAAGATAGATAGTCTTTCCGATGTAATAGGTAACTCTGCTGGTGAAAAAGCTATTTACGCGTATGAAACAGCCCTTAAGGCGCAAAAAGAAATCAATAAGAATAGTGTAGAAACCCTAAAAGCACAAATGAGTTATCATGGTAGTCATCATTCCAACGCATCAAAAGCTGATAATAAAAAGATAGCATCTTATAACGAAGATGCTCAACTTGCTTTCAAGGCTGCTGGAGTAGATGCCACAAATATAACTGGATTGGATTCTATATATAGTTTATCTCCCGAGCAATTGAAGGCAATAAGGGACTTTGCGCCTAATCTTTGGAAATATTTAACAGAAGTAGGGAAATATGATAAAAAAGAATACTGGGATGCCGTAGTAGATCAAGCAGGGAAGACTGAAAAGCTTACTGAAAAGATAAAGAATAATCTCACGCAGACTACTTTTGATAATTTAAGAAGCAGTTTCTTGGATACTCTTATGAATATGGATGCAGATTCTTCAAGTTGGAGTGAGGATTTTTCAAATAAATTCTTTAAGTCTGTCATAAATAAAAGTATTCTGAATGATGACTTTGATAAGTGGTTAAAAGACTTTCAAGAAAGATGGGCTAAAAAGGTCAATAGTGGCAATGTCTCTAAGAAAGATTTAGATGCTTATCGAGATGAATACAATAAAAAAATGGAAGAGGTTAAAAAGAAATCTGACGATACTGCTGCTTTATATGGTATTGAAGGTAAAAACTCTTCTCAGAAAGCCACCGCAAATGGTATATCATCTATTACTTATGAGCAGGCGAATAATATCGTTGCACTCACTACGGCTGGGAATATATCAAGAGACCAAATAAAAGATATTCTAACAAGTAAATTAAGCTCCATAGATGTTTCTATGCGTGTATTACCATCTCTTGTTACTGAAAGTAATTATATTGCAGATGAACTGAGGACAATACAAGCTAACTCCTACATTGAATTGAAGGGTATTCACTCTGATACTTCATCTATGAATAAATCTATATTAGCGATGGGGCGCGATATATCAGATATTAGGGACAAAATAAAGAAAATATAATATGGCTGAATTGTTGATAAATGGAAAGAACGCCTTTACAGAGTGGGGCGTGAGAATGGGAGAAGATTTTCTCGATACATTAAATGGGTATTATCCGCTAAAAGAGTATATCACAAATAACGACCGAACACATGATGGCGTGCAGTATGTTGGCATTCCAAAGGTGAACGAACGCAATATGACTCTCAATTTTACTATAGAGGGGAATAGTGCTTCTGATTTCACCGCCAAAAATAAAGCTTTTGCGGAGGTTATGCGAAAAGGGGATATTACTATACAGGTCCCCGATGATAGTTCAGATATTTATCATCTTAAATATACTGGAAATAGCTGCACCTTTGCAAGGAATGTAGAAAGGACATTTGCAAAGATTGGGTTTGCTTTTATTGAACCAAACCCAACAAACAGAATATAAGAAAGGCGGAGCATTAAAACTCCGCCTTTCTTGCTCTTAGATATACGTCGCAAACATCAGGTAATATCATGCAATCAAATCCCTGTTGAGCAGAACCTTTTATATCCAAATATTCTACCTTCTTGATCACACCATTAACAGATTTATTTACATAAGGTTGTAAGTTTTTGCATCCATAAAAGTGGGTATCCCGATCACACGGGAATTTCCTCTTGCAGGTCGGTCTAAAGCTTTAAAAACAGCGGCTTGTTTAATTATACGTTGCCCATTTCAAAGTACAGCAACATCTGTCTTTCGCATTTTCCCATCAGCCGCAGAAAGTTTCAAAGCGTTACAATTTGTAACGGTTTCGTTTCCCTCCTTTTTGAGACGATTTTTTAACACTCTCAAGTATGTTTGCGGATTATCGCTATCTGTTAATACCGTAACCACATCAACAATAGAGAAGTACCATTTTTCCTCGTCTTCATTCCAAATTGTGCGTACCTTTCGGTCGTCGAATAATTTAACAATGTTCTTGTTTCCTATTTATTAATCTTCTTTCAGTTCGTTCACTATTCTTTCAAGTTCCTCGACAGAAGTAACCTTCTTTAGTTCCCCATTATAGTCAATGATAGCGGAAAAATCATACTTTTGCGGCTCTGTAAAAAGTTGCCAAATAGGCACATTAATTTTCTCCGCAATCTCATTAAGAGTATCAAGAGATGGCATTGTCTTATTATTAATAAGGTTGCTAATAGTATTTTTTGACAATCCTACCATTGATGCAAGCGCAATAGACGTGATACCTCTTTCTTGCATAATTTCTTTTAATCTTATTTGCATACAAATATTACATTATTATTATACAAGTGCAAAAATAGTAATATTTTGATAAGCAAGTAATAAAAACACAATATTACATTATTAAATTATGTTAAATACCAAAATTACATGTATTTTTATTTGGTATGGTCACAATTTTACATTATCTTTGCACTATCAAAATAAAACAAACAACAAATAACAAAATTAAGCGCAATGAAAAAGTCTGAATTTACAACAATCAAAAAAATGACTTACAAGGGTCACACCATCACGCACATAGAAGACGGCTTTCAGCAAGATTTTGCTATTATAGACGATAACAAAAAAGAGCTGTACGCAAGCGTTTCAGATGCGAAAAGAGTTATCAATGGCCTTCAGCCGAAATATGAAGTAATGTAAAAAATAACTAACAAAAATACGATTATGACAACTACATTAAAAAGTACAATGAGAGAGGTAATGAATTTAGCATGGCAATTTGTGCGCAAAAACGGATACGCTTTATCAGAAGCGTTAAAGTGCGCTTGGGCAAACATCAAGCTGAAATCAGCCCTTAGCAAGCGAGTTGTAAAGTTCTACTTTCAAAAGGTAGACGGCAGTCTGAGAGAGGCTTACGGCACTCTTATGAGTGAAAGAATACCAGCAACAAAGGGCGAGAAAAAGACAAATGACACTTGCCAAGTGTATTTTGATACAGAAAAAGACGAGTGGCGTTGTTTCAAGAAAGCAAACTTAGTAAAAATATCATAACATGGACAAATTACAAGAAACAGCATCATGGGTTAATGAGATAGTGGACAACGCTATCAAAACAGAGAAAAATAACAACCGAAGCGTTGTGCGAAATCTCACAAAAGATAAAAGAAATAGAAGATTATAACGCTATATCTTTGCAAAGTATAACCGCCTTAGTGGTGTTTGGTGGTAGAGAAGAAATTTAAAGGGCATTAACTTCGAGTTCTAAACACCACATCAAGAATTCTTAGTTTTTGCCCTTGTTTTATAAACGCCCCCGAAATCTTAGACGGACAAAGGGGCAAACAAAAAACGATTACAAAGTTATGAAAAGTAATCAAGAAATGGTGCGTAAGATTGAGAATTTTTCAGTTACACAACGCACAAATGATGGATTTTTCGATGGTAGCGAACTTTTAAGACAGTGGAATGCTGTTGATGGGAATGCAAAAAGACAAATGAGTAAATTCTTAGAAATGGACACTACAAAAGAATTTCTTGAGGCTCTTGCTATTGATGAGAATGAGCGAAAAAGCCATGGTGCATTTTTGCTCCATGGTGATAATCAACAAGTTACAGAGGTAGACCTAATAAAGCACGTAAAAGGCAGAATGAGCAAAAATGGCAGAACACCTGATAAGGTTTGGATGAATCCAATACTATTTATCAAGTTTGCCATGTGGATAAACCCAACATTTGAAGTAAAGGTTATCCGTTTTGTCTATGACGAAATGATAAAGTACCGCAATGATGCTGGCGATGCCTACAGAGAGTTAAGCTCTGCAATCGGTAAGATTGTCCCTGCTGACTTTATGCCAAAGGCAATGCAAAAGATGGCAGAGGCTCTCAACTGGATAGTATTTGGTTGCCATGAGAAAATGGTAAGAAATAAATATGGTGACGAGAACAAGCAGAGAGAACTCTATCAGCTTGAAAAGAAAATCGCTGACCTTATCAATGACGGCTTTATCAATAGTTATGATAGCCTTATAAGCTATCTTAGAAAGAAGTATCAAGAAACCCAATATCCAAAAGTTTTTAGAACGGCATGAGCAAGTTAGAATTTAATAAAAGAGTTGAGATTGAAACGTCAAACGATGTAACACTCAGCATACAGGCATCAAGAATGCAAGTCACAGACTCAAGCGGCACGCACGAAACAGGTGCAGAGATAGTGCTGTTAATGGAGGACGAAGAACAAGGCAACGAAGCTGTATCAATCTTATCAACTGACAACATAGACAAGTTGATGGAGCAATTACGCACGCTTAACGAAAAAGTAAAAGAGTACAACAATACTCTTAAAGAAAGATAGCCATAGGCGGAAAACCGACAATGGTGATAATCAACAAATTATAAATATAAAACTATAACAAATATGACAACAATAGCATTAAGTGAGAATACGGCAGAGTTATTAAACTGCAAGAAGAATTTAGATGAGTGTTTCGCTAAGTTAAGCAAAGTACAAGATAAGTTAGTTGGCTTTGACGAAAAGTTTGAGAATGAAGTCGGGTGCGCATATGCCACTATAAATGAAGCTATCATGCGAATTATGGCGGATAGTATTGATGTAGAAAGCACAGAAAGTCAATATAAAGTGATTTAGATTTTATCTTCGATAATATATAATAAGCCACAATGTTTTAATTGTGGCTTTTCTATTTACTATCATTTTATATCATATATAATCGGCTTGCTATCTTTGTTTTTATGTTAGTGTATGATTTACAGAGTAATAAAAAAATATTAGATGCGCCAGTTACGGAAAGTGCATCTATTGAGCAAGAGCTGTCAAAATGTGACACTCTAAAATTATCGTGGGTAAGTGATACAAAGAAAATTTTACCTGTGTTCGCAAGTGTGAATCATGGCACAAAAACATACACTTTACTAGATTCATATACTCCGAATGAAGACGAGCGGGGATTTAGGTACGAAGTAACGTTTACAGAGCTTACAAGTGGTATTTTATCAAGAACTCCATTTTTATATCATACAAAAGACCAAGACGGATACGACATAGAGCAGCAGGATTGGCCTTTTGAGGGATTGACGACCGATGCGTTACAATATGTCTGCGATGCTTTAAGTCGCTATGTGGGACGTAAATTCACCTTTACATTGTGTGGAGAGGTGGATTCATCTGTTAGCTTCCAAGTATCCTCAAATGATGTGCTTTCGGTGCTGTCGTCTATTGCACAAGCTTGTAAAGACAACCCTTGTGAGTGGCAGTTAGATTACGATAATAGCGTATTGTATTTCGGGCAAATCTCCATCAATTTAGGAGAGGAAGTGCCAATCTTGAAGATGCACGAAAATATCTCTAAAGTTAATGTCAGTGAATCAAGAGAGCCGTTTTATAGCTGCTTTTATCCGCAAGGCTCTACGAAAAATATGTCTCGTAAGGCTTTAGTTGGAACTGGGAATGTAGCAACACTTTTGCGCTTGGGACTTGATAAAACGAAATATCCAAGCGGAAGAATATATGTGGATACAGAAGGTAATATCTCAAATTCTTCGACAAACAACCGACAATTAACGCTGGCACTTGTTTTTGATGATGTGTACCCTCATATCAACTTGTATGCTTACAATATCCGCAAGCGTGTGAGGCTTTTGAAGAACGAGCAGACAAAGGAGGTGGAGAAAGACGCAGACGGCAAGAACAGAACTTACACTATATGGTATATGCGCCTCGCGTATTGCTCCACCTCATTGCAAGCTGGGAAAAAACTCATCAATACTACTCATGATATAGACGAGAACGGAAGAGAAATTACTCACTATTGGTATGATTACGAACTTGATAGAAAGAAGCAAGTATTACAAGGTCATACACTGAAGGGAACGTTTAAAGTAAACACTCATGCTACAAATAACAAGTATGACGCTCTTTCGCAGTCGTTGGTGGGTCAGCCAAACGGCCAAGATGGCTTTGAATTATACTATCATGAAGCTGATAACGATATACCAGCACGCTCGGAGATAGGCGATAGTGGCGTTAGTGTACGCAAGGGAGACTATGAGATTGTTAAGTACCAAAGTGGGGATATTATCATTCCAACGAATGAAGAAAACGGCTTAATACCTCGGGGAAAGGAATTACCCGATCTCACTTGTAATATCGTTGTGCTATTTAACATTGTTATGGGTGAGAACGAGACGCGTATTGCACAAGAAGAATTGGCATCTCGCACCATCAAGGAGATAAAAAGGAGAAGCCAAGATAACAACAATTACACACTATCATCTAATCCAGTTGCTTTCGCTTCGAAGAATCCAAATCTGTATGTTGGTCAGAAGGTTCGCTATGATGACGGACATGGGTATCGACTTAATACTCGTGTCATTAAGTTAGTAACAAAGATTGACTACCCGATAATCCAAGAGATAACCCTCGGAAATCAAGCGATAAAGGGCACTATCTCACAGCTGAAAGAAGATGTGCGGAACATACTTTCGGGTAATTTTAGCGGTGGAGGACTTAACTCCTCACAGATTAGTAATATCGTCAAGAATTATTGTAATAGGTTTTTAAGAAAAGATGTACAAGATACAGCCGAAGAACGTATTACAATGGCTGAAGGTGTACAATTCGGTAAAGAATTTAACTCTGGGCTTGCTGGTAAAGGAGGTGTAATAGATGGTGACGGCCGTGCTGAACTGCGGTCCTTGCGCTTGTGGGAAACGCTCGAAGTCCCCGAATTGCGCTACAATCGGGTATCAATTTATACAGGTATCCGCTGGGACACCTTTGGAGGCGGTATCATTGAGAGCGTGAATGAAAACTCTTGCACTCTCAAGCTCGAAAAAGGCGAAGTCGGTGCAATCAAGGAGGGTGACCTTTGCATGGGAATTTGGCACGACGAATCAGGAGACAACGCCACAGATACGAGCGACAGTCGCACGGGTAATTTCTCATTCAAAGGCTTCAAAACAGTGTATTTCCGCATTGATGAGATACCCACGAGAGATGCACAAGGGCAGGATAATAGCGACTTCCATTATTTCCGCTATCAGCTCCGCGATGGGCATAATATCAAGCCTTTTGTAGGGATGCACTTTGCGGGTCGTGGAAATATAAGCGACAAAGAGAGACAGAGCTTTGTCTACACGACAACAGAATACTCTTTGATGCTCACAGGCGTCAATACATGGGAGTGGGGAGCGGATAATATCATCTCCATCACTGGCAAACTTGATGGGTTTTCGATGCAGACGGCATCGGGAGAAATCAAGCAATTTAGCGGATACGGCCAAGTTTTCGGCAATGCTTATATGTACGGCCATATTGACCAATTCGACCGAGCAGTGGAACGGATTGAGTGGAGTACAGATAACGGCGAGGCAATTGCAGAGGGTGAGCAAACAATTGTCACTCTTAAGGCTATAAAAGGGTTCGACGAAGTGCAGGCAGTGTGGAGCATCAATCACGGTAGTTTTGCCGCATCGGCATCGTCTTTTGTAGTGAGATACTCCGACCTCGACAGCAATGCCGTAACAACGCTCTTTGAGGTAAGAGCAACGCTGAAGACTGGCAATACTCTCCAAACTCTGATTCCGATAAAACGACTTGTCAACGGCAAAGATGCAGTGACAGTTGTCGTAACATCTGACCGTGGAACGACCTTTCACAATGGTTTTGGCGAGACAACGCTTCGCGCGTATGTATATCGAGGAGGAGAGGATATAACAAATACTGTAGATTCTTCACGTTTCTCGTGGCGCAGGACATCGTCAAAAACTTTGCACGACGATGCTTGGAATATGGCGCATGAGGGATTTGGAAAATCAGTGATAATAACTTCTGCTGACGTGGAGCAGCAGGCAAATTTCGAATGTTTAGTAAACTTATAAAATTATGGCAAATTCTATCGCAAGAGGTCAAATAACGATTGTTGACCTTAATGACGCTAAAAGCGTACTAGTGTATTTCGATGCATCGCTCGGCTTTTCGCAGCACTACAATCCAGACACACATCAGTACACTCCTGCGTATAACACGACTGCTTTTAATACGATTACGCCCAAGGTATATGAGACTGGAGACCCCCATGACCATTTTGAGAATTGCTCCAAGGTGACATACACTATCAATGGCACGGCCTATAATAAAGATAGTAGGAATAGCTCATTTGTAGTAAATGCTAACGGCACGTTGTCAGTAAAAAGCAATCTGACGACAAACCTTAATATCATCTTTGAGGCGGAATATCTCAATGGAAATAACATTACGACTAAGATTGGAGGGTCGTTCACGCTCTTCCGCAATGAGACAAGTGGGGCTTTGTTCCAAGTCGTATTAAAATGCCCCAAGGGTAATATCTTTGACCAACGAGTAAAAGGAGATTTGACCATTACAGCGGAGGCATGGCGCGGAAGCGTGAAGGACGATAGTAATGTTAATTATACATGGCAGCAGTTTGATGTGACTTCGGGGACTTTTAAGCCGGTTATTTCTGGAAGAGCAACTGGAAACACGCTGACTGTGAAACCTGACGATGTGCTGAATTTTCAGACGTTTAAATGTATCGCAGCTGATGCTGGAGGCACTGATAATCCCGCCACGGCTGAAAACCTCATGACGATACAAGACATGACAGATCCCTATGTCGTGGAGTTGTATTGTCCGACAGGTGATAAAATATTGAACGGAAAGGGCCAAACAACGGTGTATGCTCGTGTGTGGCAAGGCGGGGTAAAAGTTGAGGACGAAAGTACTCCAGAAAATGCGCGAATGTTTACCTATAAATGGACGAAGTTTGGGGCGACTGGCGCTGCCGAAAATTGGAGAAACTTATCGACGAATACAAAAGAGGGCAATCCGCTTGTCGTTGCAGCATCGGACGTAAACTCCAAGACAACGCTGTATTGTGAATTAGTAAAAAAATGACGATATGCCGATAATTGTAGCAAGAGGGCAAATTACTCTGACAAAACAAATCGGTAGCTACACTCATGTCAAGTATAGCGAAGATGGCAAGACCTTTTCGGGAGAGCGTCCATATCTTTTGACGCCCCTCCCGAAGGGATACACGCCTTGCAAGTACTTGCTGAGCAATGGCGGCTACATTGACACTGGCGTGATGGCCGATGCTCCAGTAAAAATGTGGGGTGTTTTTGCTGGTCCTTCAGCCGGCGACTACAGTATACTGGCAGCCCGAAAAGGCAATACTCGACTTTATCTTGCTCACGTCTGCGGCGGAAAATATCAATATGGCTATGGTAATTATTTACCTATTAGATACAACGATGGTGGTGATACCGCGATTATTACTCGCCTAAGAGCGGATGAGCAATTTGGACAATGCGACAATACGATAGTGCAGGCTACTGATGCAGCTAATATCTCGCTTAATTTGTCGTTGTATCTTTTTGCGTGTAATTATGATGGGACGGCTGCTTTTATCGCTCCCGCAGAAACACGGCTGACGAGCTGCAAAATCTATGGTGCGGGGTTTGCCGCACAAGGCGAGATTTTTATCAGCATGGCGCGCGACTTTGTGCCGTGCCTCAATTCTGACGGCGTGGCTGGTTTGTACGATTTAGTGGAGGGCAAATTTTACACTTCGGCGAATGATAAAGCTTTTACGGCCGTACCTATAGATAAAGGAGACAAAGAGTTAATCTACGACTCCTACGCACTAAATTTATTGGATAATGTAGAGTCAAAAACAAATAGGTTTTATTCAGTTGCCCAATTTAACATTCCCGCCCATTTGCGTGGACATAAGCTATCTTTTTCGGCAAAAGTGACGGGGGGATTAGTAGACGGAGTTGATGTCGTTAAAAAATATGGTGTTTTTGCTGATGCCTATACGACAAAGCGCAAGGGAAGTTTTGTATGGCCAAATGGTTTAAAGTTGTGCATCCCCGATGCAGACGGCTATATACACTATGATAATTTAGATACAGGTGAAACGTCTGTTGCCTTATATGTTTACACATATCATCATGTCCGCATCAAAACAGAAGATGCCGATAATCCTCTTGTGACACTGTCCGAGCCAATGCTGACAGTCACTCCAACGGCAAAGCCTTTTGAGCCACTCATAAAGGATATGCGACAGGGTACAATGCCAGCGGCCTATATGGGTGTATATGTATCGGAAAACAATATTCCATCCAATAACTTTGCCGACTATACTTGGACAAAAATAAAGGGCGAAAACGGCAAAGATGGTGCAAAAGGTGCAGACGGAAGAAATGGTGTTGATGGTAAAGACGGCACAAGCATCACTCCTAAGGGGCAACTCACAAGCTCGGCAAATCTCCCTACAACTGCACAAAAAGGAGACTCGTATATCATTGACGGCTTTTTGTGGGTGTACACTGGAGCTAACACTACTGGCGCGGTACGCGGATTTGTCAATGCAGGCAGTATAAAAGGGCCTGCGGGAGCGTCGTCTTATGTGCATATTGCATACTCCAACTCTGCGGACGGTGCAATCGACTTTACGACTAAAGACAACGCCGACGGCGGTAAGACCTATTTATTTGTAGGTATTTGCGTGGATACAAATGCCGCCGACCCGACAGACGCTAATAAGTATAAGTGGACTGCTCTCGCGGCAGAACAGACACGTCCTAACATCCTCTATCAATCAGGATTTGAGGAGGAACGCCTCGACTATTGGCAGGCAGGGCAAGCCCTCGCAAATACAAAAATCGAAAAGAGTATCTGCAACGGCCGTAATGCGCTGACGCTGACAGGTGACGCTGGCGCACTCGTAGCACAAAAAGTATCTGATAGATTGCAGCCAAATAGATGGTACACCCTATCTTTTTACGCTAAAGTAAAAGCGGGTATTCATGTGCTGGCCACTGGCGGCTTTATTGAGAGCAATGCCGCAGGAGGACATTTTGCTCCTTTGCCAGATTCGACCGACCTCGATCTCTTGTCGCTATCTCCAAACACTGACTATAAATTTTATTCCGTGACCTTTAAGACACGGCCGACTTTGCCAGCTGGAGATAAGTTTATATCGTTTACTTTATGGGGGGATGGCTCATCTATCAGTATGCCCAAGCTTGAGGAGGGACAGACCGCAACGGCTTTTATGGTTAACGAAAATGACCTTAAAGCCTCAACCCCGCGCCCTTGTGGCCAATGGAGTAGCAATGTGACCTACGAAAACAACCGCCTATATATAGACGTGGTGAGCTACAACGGGCAGTACTACTCTTGTAAAAAGACAAATGTAGGGCAAGAGCCAGCAGCGAACTCGCTGTATTGGGAGGCCGCCAACAAGATGAAGTTTGTGGCTACGGATCTATTGCTTGCGGAAAGTGCCTTTATTGACAATCTTGGGGTGCGTACTATCGCAACTCGGGCGAATGGTCCTCGCTTTATCGCAGAAGCAGGGAAGTGGGCGATTTTTGGCAATCACGAAAAACCAAGTATTGAGAGCTGGGTAGATGGTAATGGCAATGCGCATCTAAGATTTTATGATACTGATGGGAACCCTACATACGACCTCGGCCCAGAAGGAGCGCGTAATATGATGGCTTCAAGCGGTTTTGATATTATAGGTATGTCTAATTATATGCCTGTAAACTGGAGTGATGAACAAGTGAAAGAGAAGTTAATATCTTATGCCACAAATGGACTTGATAAGGTAAAATATACAAATTACTATCAGTATCGTTCTGTGAATAATCCTCTTACAAAGCAATATGATGGTAAGATATTTACGAATGGTAATAATGAATTAAGTCTATCAAATACTCCTCTTTGCGAAGATGGCCGATATATTATGATTGGTACTGCATCTGAAAGTAGTCCACAATTTAACGGCGACGGAGGACTTGTGTATAATTGGGCTTTGGTTACTGGAGTTGCAAAAGTGGTGACTATTAAAAATGGTTTAATTAAATCAGATAAATATATTAGATGGTCGAGGAAAGTGTATAATAATAGAAATGTGAACCAATAAAAATAAAAGTAAATGAATTATTTAGAGCAGTTTAAATTTGTGATTTGCAGCCTCATTAGTGGGATGCTAAGCCTATTTTTCCCGATGCGAGACTTTATGTTTTCGATGCTGATCGTGTTTGGGGTAAACTATATTTTCGGTCTCATTGCAGGACTGAAGCACGGAGAAAAATGGGACTTTAAGAAGTCGATGGTATTTTTTTATCATTGCACGTTATTTTTTGTGATGACTTCGGCAATTTTTATCACGGGTTATTTCCTCCACGCAGGGGATGAAACGCTGGGGGTTGTCAAGGCTTTGTGCGGTGTGGCTATTTGGTTTTACTCTACTAATATCGTGCGAAACTGGAAAATTATGCTGATGCCCGATACCCCTATGTATCGTGTCGCAGGCTTTGTTTACTATGTGCTGACACTCAAGGCGGTGGACAAAATTCCGTTTCTCAAAGATTATCTAAAGAGTAGTAATTTAACAGAAGATGAAAAAGTATAGCGATAGATTGTTTTTGAAGGTGCAGGCTTTTGAGGGGTTAAGGCTGACCTCTTATAAGCCTGTCAGTACGGAGAAACTCTGGACAATAGGATTCGGCCATTATGGCGCGCCTCCGAAGATGACGATCACAAATGCGGAGGCGGAAAAACTTTTGATTAAGGACCTTGACGAGGCGCACGCGGTTGTTAGGTCACTTGTTAAAGTGCCTTTGACACAAGGCCAAGTCGATGCGCTGACCGACTTTGTTTTTAACCTTGGAGCGGCTAAATTCCGCGGCTCTACGCTCCTCGTGCTTGTTAATCAGCGTGCAGATGTCGCGCGTGTACAAGCTGAGATAAAAAAGTGGGTGCATTCAGATGGCAAAGTTTTATCTGGCCTTGTAAAGCGTCGCGCGTGGGAGGCGCAGCTGTGGGGTGAGTGATACATAAAAGATACAATAAATGATACAATAAATGAGAGATAATTTTGATAAAGATTTGATAAAAACAATTTTGGCGCAAGTGCTGATATGGTGGAGCGCTGTGGCAATTATTTTGATAATTGCGCTGTGCGGTGTGCTTTGCTCGTGTAGGTCCGTGAGATATGTAGAGGTGCCGCGTGTGAGCCGTGATACCTTACGAGTTGTGCAGGTAGAGACACTCCGCGACTCCGTGCGCGATAGTATCTTTTTACGCGAGTTTGTTAGAGGCGATACTGTCTATATGGTAAAGTATGTTGAGCGGCTGAGGTGGCGCGACAGGTGGCGCGTTGATACAGTACAAGCCGTGCGCGTTGATTCGGTGGGCGTGCCATATCCAGTGGAGCGTAAAATTAGCCGATGGGACAAAGTGCGCTATATGTGGCGTGGCTCTGCTGTAGGGCTTATCTTGGCCGTTGTGGCGGTTGCTGTCCGTTGGCTTAGGCGTAGATATAGGTAATTTTGTAGTTTATATTTTTAGTTTAGTTAGTTTTTAAGGTCGTCCGCAGAGATGCGCGCGGCCTTTTTTAGTCCTATATATAGGTATATATGAGTTTTTTTGAAAATATGTTTTATAACATATAAAATAAATGTCTAAATATTTGGACACATGAAAAATATTGCCTATCTTTGCACTATCAAAATAAAACAAATAGCAAACTACTAAAAACTACAAATTATGGCAAAGTACACAATCACCTACAAATGCGGACACACTGAAGAGATGCAACTTTTTGGCAAGATGAATGACCGCTACAGCAAAATTGATTGGTATGCGACACAAGACTGCCCCGAGTGTAAAGCAGCAGCAGCAAGAGCAGCAGCAAAAGAGAGAGGCCTCGTAGAGCTTGAGGGTACTGCTAAGCAAATTGTTTGGGCTGAGCAAATCAGAGCGAAATTTTTAGAGCTGAGCGAACAGATAAAAAAGCAGCTTGAAACAAAAGCTGAAGACCCCAGAGTACTAGAACTATTTGCGGTGCTTGACGACGCAAAAAACAACTCAAAAGCATCCTTCTGGATTGACAACAGAGACAACCTCGATTCAGTGCGCGGGATAATTATCTGGACTGGCATTAAGTAAAAAAAATAACTAACAAACAAATATAAACTACTAAAAAATACAATTATGACAACTATCAAAAAAATCCAGACCACAAGCGACGCAAACGGCTACCCTACAAATCTCAAAAATGGCTACATAGGCTTTGAGACTTGGGCCGAGGCCGAAAAATTTGCAGAAGAAAGAGACCTTACTTTGATGTGCGTCTCACGGAGAACAGGTTGGCACGTTTGGCACAGAGGAAATATGATGAATGAGCCTATGACAATCACCGCTGCCGACTATGGCGATGACTACTGCTTTGAGACTGACGCTGAAAAATACTTTGAGAACGAACGCGAAATACTTGAGGACTGCGACACAATCGAAGAGGCAGAAGAAAAGCTAAAGACGATGCGCGAAGTAATAGACGCGATAAAGTCAGCAGATATTGCAGGCGGTGAGGTAGTAGTGACTTGCTGCGGTGAGTACTGCGAGACTATTAAGACAGAGACAATGAGCTGGCGCGACGAGAGCAACGGCCGTGAGTATGTGATTGCAGCAGTAGAGTTAATCTAATAATTTACAAATCATGACAACTACAAATCAATTTACAAGCGAGAGCCTAATCAACGCTGTAGCAACTTTTAACGCTGATCCTTACTGTGTATGGCATGACGAGCTGGCACAAGAAATCTTAAAAGAAATCGAAGAACACGGGGTTGCAGAACTGACCCACGAAGATGGCGAAGACTATGAACAAGCAAAAGCTCAACTCAGCCTCAACGACAACTACACACGCACAATTTATCAAGCAGGCGGCTGCAAATTTGCTTTAGACGAAGATTTAGCCCCCGTGTACTACATCTGTATGACTGCTGGTAATAAAAGCGGTTATGTAGTGACCCCCGAGGACGTTGAAAACGATGGATTGGTAAATATTGAGCCAGAAAATTTCGCCTTTGAAACGCGCGAAGAAGCCGAAAAAACAAAGGCAGAACTTGAAAATTACGCTCAATCAAAAGGCTACGAGAACGCAAGTTTCCAAATCGAAGAGAGCGCGGTAATAGACTTCTAATAAAAACAATGGGGCGGCTAAACACCGCCCCTACAAACATTTTAGACATGGCAAAACTAATAAACAACGTGACAAAAAAAGAGGTAGAGGTTAGGGTATCCTACGAGCATCCTGCTTGTAGCTACGGGCGCGCGGTGTGGGTGGATGAAAATAATCAGGCGTACACGCAAGTAAATATGCCAACGCCTCTATACACTATCATCCCAGACGAGCAGGACGAGCGCGAGCGTATCGGACATATCATCAGCGAGCTGCGCAAGGATGCTGGCTTGTCTCAAACAGACCTTGCAAAAAAGATAGACTGCGCGCGGTCGTATATATCAGCAATAGAAAACGGCAAACAGCACATCTCAATCAACGTGCTGACAAATATTGCTTCTGCACTTGGCGCGAAGGTTGAAGTGGTAAAATCTAATAGTCATTAGGGTGGAATTTAGTGGAATTTAGTGGAATTTGGTGGACACTCACTAATTTCCACTTTTCTTTGTGTGATATAATAGCTTTTTTATTTATAATTAAGGCAGAGTTTATCCTCTGTCTTTTATTTTTACTTTTTATCTGGTTGCTGATTTGGTTGTTATTTGGTTGCTGACTTGGTTAGCTGTTTGTTTTTATATCTTATAATAAATTGTAATAAAGAGTATTACAAGTATTTTTATCTGGTTGCTGATTTGGTTGTTATTTGGTTGCTAACTTGGTTGTTAGGATAAAAAATATATTCTAAAATCTTGCTATTTGCTTCGTTTATTTGGCTGAAATCTTTTTTTATATATAGTTCTGTGATTTTTAGGGCTTGATCTGTATGGCAAAGCATATCATTAACTATGTATTTGGAGATGCCGACATCGTTACAAGCTATTGTTGCAAGCGAATGTCGCGCTGCGTAAAATTGTAACCTTTCAATCCCTACTTCGCGCCCTACCTCCTTAAGTCCTATGTTTATAGAGCGATTAAAATCCTCCATTGTACTAAAACGTTTATAGAAATTAAACACACGATCCTCTCCTCGGTATTTTTTTACCAAATCAGCAATATATGGATGTATATCTACTTGCATCTCAGCCATATCTCTACGCCTATCTTTCGTTTTTTGTCTGTTGTATGTGATTGTTTTTCCGTCAAACTCTGAGGCCGTAAAAAGGTCTGCGGAATTCATCCCCATAAGACAAAAAGATAACTTGAAGCAATCGAGGGCGAGGTCGTGTCGGCTTGTCATTCCTTTTACTTTGATATTATCATAAGGCAAAGCAAAAATTTTTCTTATTGTTTCAATGTCTAATGCACGCTTCTTAGCAATGTTTTGTTCCACCGCTTTATATTTGTTCAGAGTGTGTTTAATTCTGATAATATCGTTATCTTCATCGTTATAGTACTCCCTTGCAGCGTTGAATATAGTTTTGATGCAATTAGGATATAAAGATTGCGCCCTTGGTCGGTCTTTTAAGCTCTCTTCAAAGGCTTTCATTGTTCTCACATTAATATCTTCGCACAATATGTTTTCTCGTTCCATAAAGAGACAAAAAGCATTTAGGGCGGTTGTGTAGTTTTTTATGCCTCCCTTACCTTTATTCTGTTCAATCCACGAATGTGCGAAATGGGAAAATGAAATACCTTTTTTATCTTGTTTTTGTTTGAGATAGTTAATGATTGTATCTATATCTATTTCGTTAAACTCAAGATTAAGTTCATTTATGCGCTCTCGATAATTTTTTATTAGGTCATTGCATCTGTCTATGACAGCAGCGTTTTTAATCTTAAAGGAAGCTGTAATATCTTTTTTTGTGATATACATAGTTGTTGGTATGTATCGTACCTTAGTCTCATGGGTAAATCGTATAACTACGTTCCATGTTCCATCTGTGCGCTTGTTTCCTCTTTTTATCATTGCTTTGAATGTTGCCATAGTTTTCAGTTAATTTTCAGTCAATATTTATCGTTTACTTGTAAGGTTTGAGGTGTACTTGTATCTTGTTTTATTGCCCACGTCAAGATAAAGAAAAAGCGGAAACTCTTTATTTATAAGAGATTTCCGCTTGTTTTCTTTGGGTGCCCAGTGGGATTCGAACCCACG